AGGCATGTCCACGAGCAGGTTGGTGAAGGCGCCCGTGGTGCCCAGGATGCGCAGCGACTCCTCGGAGACGTTACGGATCGGGTAGCCGAACCGGAACAGGACGCCGACCTTCCAGAACGTGTTGAAGACGTCCAGCATGTCGGTCGTGATGGCCTTGGTCTTGGCCCACTTCGCCTTGAACGAGTTCTTCATGGCGTCGCCGTAGATGGTGAGGAAGCGGTCCATGTCCTTCGCGCCCACCGGCACGACCCAGTTCTCCAGTTGCGTCAGAGAGACTGGCATGTCGACGTGGTAGACCCCGTTGCCCTCGGCGTACGTGTAGCGCCGGAAGTCGTCGACGTCGACGCCCGCCTCCTTGGCGTTCAGTGCGCGCTTGCGCATGTCGGCGAAGAACTCGCCCTGGCGCCCCTTGACCTGCTGCAGGATGGCCAGCGCCTGGTCGGACGTGAAGCCGTGCTTGATGGCCACGGCCTCCACGCTCAGGTCCGCGATCTGGTGCGCGGTGATGCGGCGCTCGGCGTCGTTCCGCGTCGAGGCCGCCTTGTTCAGCAGCTCGCGGCGCATCGTCTCGAAGTCGTCGAACCCCTTGTTGCCGGCGAACGCGTTCAGCGTGTCGGCGTCGCCGACGGCTCGGGCCATCTCGTCGAGGACGCGTGGCGCCTGAGTCTGCAGCGACTGGTGACCGGACAGGTCGATGGCCGAAGCGCGCTTGGCCCAAGGCGTCCTGGGGACGTGGACAACCGTCGCAGCCACGCCGGCCGCGTTGGACGGCCGCATGGTGCGAGAGGTTATCTTGTTGTAGGTCGACCTCTTCGGCTTGAACTGGCCGAGGCGCAGCAGGTCCACGTCGGCCCCGTCGAGCGTGGCGTTCATGAACCGGTTGTAGGAGTCGTAGGTGCGAAGCTGCATGTCGAGCATCTCGCCCTTGTCCGCCATCTCCGTGGCGGTCTCCCGGTGCGCGCGCACGCGCGCCCAACGGTCGGCCGCAGCGATGACGCTCCCCTGCCGCATCTCTGCGGTGGCCAGCTGCGACTCGATGTCCTCCTTGAGGCGCAGCGCGTGCAGGTCGGCGGACAGCAGTTGCGACTGCTGGGACGTGGAGTAGTACAGGGCGTCCTGCAGCTCCTTGCGCTCCATCAGCTTGGCCCGTGCGGCGCCGTTGCCCATCATCGTGGCGACGCCGTCCTCGAACAGCGCGTCGTCGTAGGCGAACGTGCCGTCCGGCTTGCGCTTGAACGTAGACGTGGAGGTGGCCTTGTCCCAGTCGATGGGGCGGGCGATCGAGACCTCGCGGAACAGGTCGGCCGCGAGCAGGTCGTCCTTGAGCGCCGGCACTTCGTCGGCCAGGCGCACGGCGTCCCAGTGCTCCGGGTCCTGCCGCACCTTGTCGCGCAGCTCGTACATGTTGTTGCGCAGCGCCACGGCCCGCTGACCGATGGGGTCAAGCGGGGAGATCCGGGAACGGGCCTGGTCCCACTGGGCAGACGGCGTGGACACGATGTGCTGGATCCGGCGGCGAGCGCCGGCCGGCATCTTGTTCCAGTCCGCTCGGAGCACGGCGGTGGACGCGCCCACGGCGCGGCCGGCGATCACGAGGGGGTCGAGGTACCAGCGGATCACGAAGTCCGTGGCGCCAGACACCGAGTTGTACATCCATGACGAGTCTCGCAGTTCGCGGTAGCCCTGGTTCACGGGGTTCCCGAACTCGTCGAAGCCGTCGGCGTACCACTCGTCGGCCTCGCCGGGCTCGGCCAGTGCGAGGTCCGCGACGGCCTGGCCGGGCGTGACGTTCTCGGCGCGGTCCCAGGCTTCGCGCCAGTTGCTGCCGTCCATCAGCTCGTCGACTTCGGGCAGGCGGCCCTGCGTCAGGTCGCCCTTGGTGGTGGCCAGCATCTGGCCCGTGGCGGACATCGGGCGGGCGATGTACGGCTGGTACACCTCGCGCTCGACCCACTCGAAGGGCTCCATGGCGCGGTTCGCCCAGTCGCGGCCCTGGTAGCGCTGGTACGCCTGGATCAGGTCAGGCTCCCACTCGCCGGTCTGCAGCGCGCGACGGGCCGCACCCACGAGCCCAGGCTCCAGGTCGGCGTCGTGCTGCAGGCCGCCGATGTCGCTGTCCTGGCTGTCCTGCGCTTCGAGCCAGGCGCGTTCGGTACGGTTGAGGCCGGTCTCCTCGTCCACGCCGGAGAGGGCGTCCCAGACGCCGCCGAGGGCGTCGCCGATCTTCGAGCCCAGGAACGAGTACTTGTCCCCTATCTTGGAGGGGTCGGGGGCCCAAAAGTCCCCCCAGTCCTGGATCGGGTTCGGACGTGCGGGCGTGGGAAGCGGGGTGGTCTGACCGGCCTCAACCGGCATCTGGAGGCCCTGCTGGGCCACCGAGTCTAGCCAGCGTCGCTGGTTCTCCTCGTCGGTCATGGTCTGGACGGAGTTGAGCATGTCCTCGTACGTGGTCGGCGCCACGGGCGCGGAGCCGAGGTCGATGGCCGCCCCGTACGCGGGTTCCGGCTGTGCCGGGCTCACGCTGGCACCCGCGAGGGTGCCGACACGGTTCATCCACCAGGGGGCGTACTCAGCCACTGTGCTCTCCTCAGGATTGCGCCATCCTCGCTTCGAGCTGGCGCACCATCTGCTTGGTTGCCTTAGAGGCCTCCGGCCGCGACGCCAGAGCCTTCATGAGTCCGAAGTAGGATCGGATGTTGAGGATGTCCTCCTCGGGCGGGACGCGTGGGCCGCGCGGTGTGACCGCGCCGGCCGTCACGGGCTGCTCGGGGAACTGGGTCGGCGCCCCGATGGGCGTGATGCCGGTCGCGTCGACGGGCTGCGCCTGGGCCATGTCCGCGCCCTGCTGCATCTCGCGGAACTCCTTGGCCTCGCCGTACGAGGCGTCAGGCAGCTCGCGGATGGGCTGCCCTGGGCCGCCGTCGGTGCGCTGGCTCAGGGCGCCGGGGCCACTCACTGGTGCCGGGCTTGCGGGTCGGCGGTAGCCGCCGTGTCCGTTTGCCATTCGTCAGGCACCCCCTTCAAGGTTTCGAGCTGTGCAGAGGCCTTCGCCTGCACCTTTACAAGGCCAGCCTTGTATTTCTCGGCCGCCTTGAGGTGCCGAGAGACGATGGTCGGAAACCACTTGAACTCCTCGACCACGTCGGCGGTCTGCTGGAGCAGGTCCGAGGCGAGGGAACGCCAGGAGAACGCCTGGTTGCGGGGTCCGACGTACATGTTACCTCCTGGGTTACAGTTCGTTCATCCGCCGCGTCTGGACCGAGGCGTTGGCGTCGCCGGCCTGGTTGAGGCTGGACATCAGCATCTGCAGGCCGCCCGGCGGAGCGGCGCCACCGCCAGGTGCGCCGCCGGGGGCGGCCCCCTGCGGTGTGGCGCCCAGCTCCTGCATGGCGGCCTCGATGGGGTTATTGGCCGCGACCTGCTGCTGTTGCGCCTTCTGGGCCTCCAGCTCTTCCTTGGTCGGCTCCAGCGCCTTGATCAGGGCCTCGACGTTGCTCAGGCCCCTGGCGCGGTTCTTGTGCCAGCGAGCCAGCTGCCGCAGCATCTGCGTCGGGTCCTGGCCCATCTGGGCCATGGCCGGGAACGAGGCGGCCCACTGCTGGATGCCCGCCTTGAGCGCGTCGTCGGCGTCCTCGTCGTCGACGGCCTTGGCCAGATCGTCGGCCGAGGCGTTGAACGCCTTCGCGTACTGTTCGCGCACCACGCGCCGAGGGATCTCCTTGTCGCCGCGCAGCTGCAGGGCGAAGATGAGGCCCCGCTGGGCGTCCATGCCGTAGGCCAGGCCGTACGACACCTTCACCGAGTAGTTGCCGGCGATGTCCTTGTCCGGCGTGTAGGACTCCACGAAGGGGGCGCCGTCGGCGTCACCCTCGATGTCCTGGTCCTTCTCCGGCCACAGCGCTTCGTCGAGGCGCAGCGCGTACGAGGAGGCGTCCTTGAGGACGATGGCGATCAGGTCCTGGTAGGTCTGGACCTGCGAGTCGATGGTGCCGAGCAGCTCCTTGACGCCCTGGCCGGTGATGACCGAGGCGTCGATGTTGCCCGAGCGTCCCTCGGGGAAGCGCGCAGCCGTGCGCGCCTCCTGCGCCAGGGCCTCGTTCTCGGCGAACACGCCCGGAGGCATGTCGAGCCGGACGCGTTCCACGGCGTTGGCGGCGGTGGAGTCCGTCTGGATCTTGGCGTTCGGGCCGTAGCGGAACTCGGTGACGTCCTTCGGCATGCGGATCGGGGCGTTGATGGACTTGTGCGCGGCCTCGATCGTGAACGTGGCCATGCGCGCGCGAGCCACCTGCACCCAGAGCGCCTGGTCGTAGTTGCCGGCGGCCGGGCCCTCGCCCCACCAGGGCAGCTCGGCCAGGAACACCGGCACGACGCCGGGCGTCGGGTTCGGCGCCGAGACGGTGGCTAGGCCGTCCTTGCCGGGCAGGAACATGCACATCTTGTGCTCGTCGTAGTACCGGACGACCTCGACCATCTCGTTGTCGGTGTTGGGGTCCCACGCCAGGTCGTAGATGCCCAGGCGGTCCACGCTCTTGCCGTACTTGATGCGGTACTTCAACTCGGGGAACTTGGCCACCAGGTCGGCCACGGACTCGTACCAGGACTCGAAGAAGGTGACGACCCGCCCGAAGGCGTCGGTCGTCCAGTAGGCGCCCTTGGGGCTCGCCGGCCGGAACTTGATGCGCTGCTCGTTGAAGTCTGCGGAGACCACGATGGCCAGGGCGCCGAACGAGACGAAGCGGTCGCAGGCCGTGTACATGCCCTTCTGCAGCCGGGAGCGGTCCATCATGTCGATGAGGATGCGGGTCCGCTTGGCGGCCTGCTCGCGTGAGCCCGCGATGCCGGGCTTGCCGGCGCGGGCGTGCACCTCGGGGAGCTGCCCCAGCAGCTCGCCCAGGTCCCTGGCGGCCAGGTCGACGACGTTGGCCACGATCTGCTTGGGGAAGCGCTTGGGGAACAGGCCCGGCATGAGCTTGTCCACCTCGCCCGCGCGGGCCAGCGCGACGGTGTGGCAGCGCTCGTCGCGCGTGGCGAACCGGTGCTTGGCGTTGCCATACGCGGCAAGCAAGTCACCGTAGAACTCAACGTTTGCCATCAGTCCCACCACGAATCGTAGATGCCAGGGTCGTAGCCGTTCGGAATCCCGATCAGCTCTGTGTGCTGCAGCCGCTCATCCAGCTCGGTGTCGAAGTAGTCCCGGACGAAGCCGGTGTCCTCGTCGCCCTTGTACGACACGATCAGCTCTCGAGCGCGGATCTCGGCGAACCACCAGGCCATCAGGATGTCGGTCTTGCCCTTGGTCTCGGGGAAGAACGTGGCCGCCTGCTCGACGAACTGGCGGACCTGCTCCTTGTACTTGGGATTCGGCAGCTCGATCTGGGCGTTGTCCTTGGCGATGAGGCCGGACATGCCCATGACCCCGGCGATCGGGTCCCACTTGTTCTTGCCGGAGGTCTGGTGCGGGGACAGGATGCAGCCCATGTTGGCCAGGTCGGTGACGATCTCCCGGTCCTGCATGATCCAGTTGGACAGCAGGACGGATTCGACGCGCCACTCCTTGACGCTGTACAGCTTCGTCCACGGGATGATGGTGGCACGGAACTGCACTGGGGTCATGTGCGCCCGGTTCTCGACGTCGAGCAGGTACCGGAAGGCCTCGGGACGGTGCACGCCGTACACCACGAACGCGGTGTGGCCAGACGACGCCGGGTCGATGCCGCCGATCACGTACAGGTCGTCCATGGTGGGCCGCCCCCTGGCGGCCTCCGCCATCGAGGTGGTGAGCGGGCCGGGCTTGCGGTCCTTGTTGACCACGGCCATCAGCTGCTCGCGCGGGAAGATGGCCGCGTCCTCAAGGTCGCCCTGCTGGTAACCTTGGATCCAGGCGTGCTCGCCAACGACGTCGCGTCGCTTGGCGAGGCGGGGCCCGGACCACATCTCGTAGGTGCCGTCCTCGGCGGGCTCGGCGTCGTCGCCGAGCTGCGGCTGGTTCGAGCGGGGCCACAGCGTGACCCAGTCCCTGGGGTCCTCGGCGTACTCAAGCACCGCAGGCTGGGCGAAATACGTCCAGGCCGGCTTTACACCAGGGGCGTACCTGTCGGGGTTTCGCAACTCCTTGTACAGGTCGATCTGCGCCACGCGGGAGCCGATGACCAGGACCTTGCCCATGGCGCCCACGCGGGTGGCCACCATGCGAGTTATCCAGTTGAACTGCTTGTCAACCTCAAGATAGTTTTCAGTATCAACGCAGTCGTCGAGGATGAACACGGTGCCGCGCTTGCCGTAAATCTGGCCCTTGATCCCGACCGCCTGGACGGTCGGGTCCTTGGCCATCTGCTTGCGCAGCTTGGGTCCGAAGCGGATCCGGTACTGCGACCACTCGGTGCAGGCCTTCTCGTAGCCCTCCTCGGGACCGAAGTCGTCCTGCAGGTCCGAGAACGTGGGGTTCGTCAAGAACTCCTTGATGCCGGACAGGAAGTCCGCCGCCATCTCCCGGTTCTTGGAGACGATGGTGATCAGCTGTTCGGGGTCCTTGAGGATCTTCCAGGTGACCCAGGCCATGGTGACCGTGGAGGTCTTGGCGTGCTCGGGCGGCGTGTTGACGATGATGTGCGTCCACTCGGCCGGCTCCCAGATCTGGCTGGGGTGCAGGTCGCGGGGCTCGCGGTTCTCCAGGACGTCGAACCACTGCAGCTGGTGCCAGTGCAGGCGCCAGCCCAGGTACCTCTCGCAGAACTCGGGGAAGTCGGGGACCTCCGGGCGGCCCTCCGTGCGAGCCCGAGACAGGCGACCGCTCACGCGGTCGGCCTGCTCCTTGAACTCGGGGTAGCGTTGCCGCCACTTCTCGTACGTGGACTCCGAATAGCCGACGAGGCGCATGGCCTCGGCCACCGTGTGGCCCTCGGAGCGGCGCTCAAGGAACTTGGCCTGGGCCAGCTCGCGGTTCAGCCTCGTGTGCTTGGTGCCGCCCGGAGCCCCACCGTTCTCGGTGGGCTCCTTGCGGCGCGGGCCACGCTCGGCTTCGACGCGAATCCTAGCCATGGTCAAAGATCTCCTTGAGCTTGCGCTCCTTGACGTGATCCGGGTCTGGATTGTGCACGGTGTTCAGCGGCGGACGCTCCAGCCCGATCAGGTTCGCCTCGTACTCCAGCGCCTGCGAGCGCGTGGGGAACGACTCGGCGATCGACATCGTCACGCCCTTGCGCGCCAGGTGCTTGCGCTTCTTGGAGTCCAGGTGCTCCGTCGCGCGGCGCAGCCCGTCGTTCGAGATGCCCGCGTAGATGAGGGCGTTCCCGGCCAGCGCGTAGCGCCACTCGTACAGGATGTGCTCCTGCTCCTCCAGGCGGGCGGACCACTTGTCGGCCATGAACTCGTCGCGAGTCTCGACCTCCGGCGGGAGGACGCCCTGCGCGATCGTGATCGTGTCGGCGTCCGGCACCCAGACCGAGCGGAAGCGCTCGTAGCCGGCGCCGAACTCCAGGTGCGCGTAGCCCATGCCCGGCGTCTCGTCCGAGATGTTCGAGCAGCGGGCCCCGAGCCCTTCGGCGTCCTGGCCGAGCACCACGCCGGTCATGGCCGGCGACTCGGTGCGCAGTACCAGCTTCTGCACGAACATGCGTCGCAGCGTGCCGACCGTGTCCTGCTGCGGGACCTGAGTCGACGCCCACACGGACACGCCAGCGGCGCGGCCCTCGTTGAGGATCCGGCGCAGCGGGTTCATGCGGTTGTTGGCCAGTACGTTGTCCAGAGCCAGCAGCTCGTCGAGGATCAGTATCTCGTAAGGGGCCTCGGGTGTGGGCACGTGGACACGCGCAGTACCGTCGATCGCCGCGAGGCGACCAAGCATGAGGGTACTGAGCCGGGCGATCATCTGCTCGGCGGGCTTGCCGGGATCGTCGCAGTACTCGTGAACGAGGGGCGAGCCCTTGAGTACCGAGAACTCGGCCCCACCCTTGGGGTCGAGTACCCAGAGCCGGAACGGTACCTGGCCGGCGATGAGGGACGCGATCAGCGCCCACACGGTACTGGACTTGCCCGCGCCCGACATCCCGACCACCAGCAGGCTCTTGCCGAGCGATACTGTGGCGGGAGTGCCGGACTCGGTGAGCCCGAAGGCCACCTTGCCCGTGGGCGCTAGCGGAAGGCGCGCCAGTGGCACTGTCTGAGCGAGGGGGTCCGCCCAGCGGAAGTGCAGCGACCCCACGGACGGGATCTCGGACGGCACCACCTGCACGAAGCGGCAGTCCTCTATGGAAGTGGCGATCTTGACGCTGTTCCGCGCCACAGTCTCGATGGGCACGCCCACGTTCATGGTGTTGATGCGCGCGGTGAGACCGAACTCGGTGAACTCCAGCTCGTTGAGGATCGGGATCTCGGCGTCGGCGCCCTGACCCATCATGAGCCCGGCGTTCTCGGCGGCGTTGGGCCAGTCCCGGTTCAAGATCCGGTAGCGACGGATCCGCTCGCGGAGAGCGTGGCGCCAAACTAGCCCCCCCTTCGGGGGGGCTAAAGCCCTTTTAATTATCTTCCGCCATCGCCAAACGCGCAATACCCCCAGGGGTAGCGCCCATACCCCCCCGAGGTACACCAGGTACCCAAGGGGGGTAGGGCCTACCGCTACGACCCAGCCGCGAGTGATCACGAGCGCCAGTAGCAACAGGCCAGCGATCGACGCCGGACGGCTGATCAGCTTCCAGCCGTAGTACGCGATGCCCCAATAGATCAAGTTGCCCTGTATCCAACCCACCAGGTTGGCCCACAGGTGATCTTGCGGCCGCGTAGAGGCCTTGACAGTGTGAACAACGCCCATGATGATCAATGCCCCCGGATGCTGGGAGTGCGTCAGACGAGGGCCGGTATCCGGCCCTCGTGGCCATTACTCGTCGCCGCTGGTGATTGCGACTCGGTCTCGCGCAGGTACTGCAGCGCCTTCGACACCGTCGTCTTGGACACGTTGAACCGTGACGCGAGTACCGCTTGACTCTCGCTCAACGATTCGCCGGACAGTCTCGAGGCCAGCGCGATGTGCGCGGGCTGCTGCGAGGCCTTCCGCGTACCCGAGTTCGTCCGACCGGCGCCGGTACTGCGAGTCGAGCCCGTACGCGGCTTGGTATCGGACGCTGCGGGCGTGGCGGTCAACGTGCCTGCAGCGGCGGCACTGTCGCCACGCGTCTTCGATGTAGCCGTGGTACTCGTGGCCGCCGGATAGGGCACAGACGAGTCGAGCGATTCTGCGAGCCATGACGCTTTCCCTTTCGGTACTGTGAGGTGAACGCAGATCCCGAGCGCGTAGGCCGGTACGGCGCCGACTACCATGGTCGCCACGCCCAGGGGTTCCAGCAGCGGCGCCAGGTCCCAGCCGTTCTGCAGGTAGCCCGAGCCGAACGCGTGACCCATGATGTTGCCGAATGCGGAGAGTTGAATGGCGCCTAGCGCGATCCATCCGGCGCGCTTGCGGCCCAGCCGATGGTAGCGCAGTGACATGATGGCCAGCGCGTCGACGCACAGGGGCAGCAGCGGCGCCACGGCCGGAGGCCAGCCGGTGACGAGCGCGAGCTGCGTCAAGAAGATGAAAGACGCCACGAGTGCCGCGAGGAGCGGCACTGCCAGGATGGCGCGGTCCAGGTTGCCGAGGCGCATAGCCTGCCCTTTCGGATGCTGCGGATGCTGCGGATGCTGGTTCCCTGCCGCCGGGCATCCGTTCCGGCGGCAGGGAGGTGTGGTGTCCGGGGACGTTGTCGCCGAACAGGGAGGAGCGGCGGCGCGGGCAGGGGCCCGCGCGCGCTCCGCGCGAAAAAATGGTGCCGGCGCCTGCAAAGCACTCTCGGTCCGCGTCTTCTAGGAGCGCGGCGACCCCCAGGGAGCCGCTGTCGAGTCTCGCGGCTTGCCGAGTGCTCTTTGAGACGCACCGCTTCTAAGTAAGAGGGTGCAACGAGCAATTCTGTTTCGCTTCCAGGCATGTGATGTGCATCACACAAGGCCTGACCTGCAATGATGTCCAAGATTCCCGGTGTCCAGCGCATTCCCGGAGAGGGAGTATTGTCTCTCCGCCGCCGGGATTAAGCATGCCGGGGTCAAGATCACCGAGCAATGCACCTCCGGGCAGGCCATACCTCACAGGGGTAGGGCATGGTACCCCACGGGGGCATGGTGCTGGGCACTCGAGGCCGGCATACCCTGGGAGGGTATGCCTATTCGGCAGGCTATGCGCTCAATGCGCCACGCCGGGCCCTGTTCTTGGCTCAATGCGGCAGGGTTGCGGGAATCTGGGCACGCAGGGCCCTTGACTGTGTGCCCCGCTGCCCCGCCTGCCATGCACGCACGGCACTCGCCGAGCGCACGGACGCTGCTGCAGCGCACGGCTTGCGCCGCTCCCGCTGCCTGCCGAACAGGCGGCGCCGTTGATCCTTTGTCTCACATGCCGGACAGGCCTTGACTCTGGCCCGGATCGGAGTAGTGTGGTCAGTAGCTAGACAACTCCACAGAGGCCAGGACACACCGACCTCGGTAAGTTTTCGATCATCGGCACAGAGTCGAAGCGCACGCCTCCGCCCACGCGGAGAGGCAGCAGTTGAAAGGTCGGGTACTGGCGCCAGGATCTCAGGGCACGCGATGGACGCCTGCAAGGGCAGGCGCCTTTCGTGGCAGTGAGAGAGGACACAGACCATGGACATGTGGACAATCACGCAGGACGGCAGGCGCCTGACTATCAAGTGCAACGACTTGGCGGTCGATGTCGTGGAAACGACCGTGCAGGACGCCGTGACCGTGGCATGGGCACACGCTCACCACCGCGCAGGATGGACGGGGCGAGCCGCCGTCCTCCATGTGGACCCCAACCTTCGTAACATCTGAGAGAGGAACGGAACCATGGACGATTACACGAGCAAGCTGGCCAGCATTGAGCGCGACGCGCAAGGCACGGCCGACGCCGTGCGCCGCGAGCACGAGCGCAAGGCCAGAGTCAAGGCCCTGGCGGTCGGGACGACCGTGTACGTCAAGCCATTCGACATGTTCGGCGAGGTGCTCGCCACAGACGGCTACGCCGTTCAGGTCGCCACGCCGGACGGCTCGCGCCGTTTCTGGCGCATTGTGGACCTCGAGTCGGTCGGGCCCGTGGTGCCGAGTCATGACGCGGCCCACCATGAGCGTTTGGAGCGCGAGACGGGCAGAGAGTGCCCGGACTGCGTACCGTGGTCTAACCCCAATTGAGCACTCATGGTGCGAGCCGGGCCCGTGGGCCCGGCTCGTGCCACGCTTGCTTAAGATGAGCACGCGAGAGAGGACAAGAGACCATGAGCGAGTACGAGCACAACCGCGTGCCCTTCCCCGAGTACGCGTGGGCACTGTCGCGGGCGTGGGACACGCGTCCCGAGGTATCGGCAAGCGTCACGGACTATCGCGACGCGGCCATGATCTACGACGGCGCGGCATACCTCGCCGCAGACCGTCAATCAGGATTCTTAATCAGTGGCACTGGTGAGCTTGCCGGCGTGTTCTCCACGATGCGCGGTCGCGGTGATTCCATCATGCGGGACGCGCTGCACTACGGTGCGACGCACCTAGATTGTTTCGACGGTTACCTGCCGACGTTCTACGCGCGGCACGGCTTCCGCGAGACGCGACGCGTACCGAACTGGGCACCCAGCGGTCCCGACGTTGTCTACATGGCACTGTCGACGGACCGCGTAGACCCTGCCGTGCACCCTGACTCCCCGGAGGCGTGGGCGAAAGCACTTGCCGACCTCGCGGAGGCGGCGGACACGGGCCCGTCGGACTTCGAGGACTCCGCTACGATCAAGGCTACGGCGATCCGCGCGGCCCTGGAAGCCGAACTAGACGCGGCCCTAGAAGAGGGTGACGGTCTGATCGACGCGATCATGTCAGTGATCGAGAGAGTTATCTGAGTGTCGCAGTGTGGCGGTCGGCAGGATTGCCGACCGCTGCGCTGGTCAACTCAGGCCAGCCGAGAGAGGAGAAACGATCATGTACGTTCACACCATACGCCCGCGAGACGTGGGCCAGACCGTCGTGCGCAGTATCGTCACGCGTGGCACGTTGTACGTGGGCGACGCCATAGGCACCGTCCAGCAGCGTGACGTTGGGAAACGCTGCTACCTGGTCGACGGCGTGCTGCAGGTCGAGAATGACGAGCAACTCGCCGCGCGTCAACACTGAGGAGCAAGATCATGCGAAAGAGCACCGTCGATCGGTTTACGGTCGTACACGCCATCGAAAGGCGTCACGGGACACGCTATCATGTGCGCTGCGTGGTTTGCCGGCAATTCCTCTATAAGCGCGCGATCAGCCAAGAGTCGCTAGCACGCCTAGACGCGGAACTGCACGTGAGACTGTTTCATGCTGCGGAGTCTGCGGCGATTGAGTCCCTAGACGAGGATTGAGCCCGGTCACTGAGTGTCGCAGTGTGGCGGTCGGCAGGATTGCCGACCGCTGCGCTGGTCAACTCAGGCCAGCCGAGAGAGAGGAACGATCATGTACGTCAACACCGGAGCGAAGATCAATGGGCAGCGCGTGCGCACAAAGAAAGAGCTGCGCGAGGCACTCGCCGTCGATCCCGAGAGCGTCACGTTCGACGTGACCTCACTGCACACCGAGCTGGCAGGTCGCACCCTGGCAGCCGTCGACGTGCTCGCCGAGCCGCGCTGGGTCTTGCTGGTCGTGGGCCCGGACCCCTACACTCGGCGCGGCTGGTACGCGAGCGTAGCGGCCGCGCGTGCACGTGACCGCTTGACGGTCAGGTGACGGAGAGGAGCAAGGCCGTGACATACGAAGAGGACGGCGCCGCCCCACGGTGCCCGCGATGCGACGATCTACTGCCAGATCCGCGAGAGGTGTGCTGCGTGACTGCTCCGCACCCATCCACACAGAGCAGCGCGATCAAGGATCTGACGCTGCCCGGACCGAGGGACTGGGCACGGGTCGAACGCGTGGAGCGCGAGCAAGACCCCCGCCTTATCCGAGTCGTCAAGATCGCCACGTCCACCGTGGCCGGGGAGGACGACGTGACCTACACCTACCGCACGGTGCGGCGCATTCCGCCGTGTTGACCGAAGGGAAACCTGAGTGATTATGGTGGCGTCCAGCCTTGACGGGCTGGGCACCGCCATGTTCTACTCAGTAGAACACGAAGTGACGCGACGAGAGGAGAAATGATCATGCGTCCACTAACCCGGAATATCGTACGCACGTACTTGCGTGCTACGCCCGAACAGCACGCCCAGGGCGTGGCATGGTACCAGAATGCGCACGAGCTTGCGTGCGAGCTGGAAGACGTTTGGGCCAGCACGCCGGGCCCCGTTGAGCGCGGCGCAGGTGTCATTGCCGCACTCTCGCCCACGATTCAATGGGAACGGAATGCCGCACTCGCTCGCAAGGCGTACCTTGCCGGCGTGGCGAGCGGAACCTACTCCGCAAACACGCGCAAGGCCACGGCCATTCTGCAGGGTGCCGACCCCGTCGACGTTCTGCGCGGCCCCAAGGTCACCGCATTCTACGCGGGCATCATCGCCCCCGAGGGCACCGACGTTGTGTGCGTGGACCGCCACGCGCATGATGTCGCCGTGGGCCGACGCTGCACCGACGAGGAGCGCGGCGCGCTCACTTCCAAGCGCGGCTACGCCACCTTCGTGCGCGCCTACCGGCGCGCCGCCGATCAGCTCGGAATGCCCGCAAACCACTTGCAGGCCATCACTTGGCTCGTGTGGCGCGACGAGTACCGTTGGACGCGTGCATCATGATCCGCGTCTATCGCGTACGGTACGCAGGCGAAACGCGCGTTGATCATCTGCTGGAACTAGACGACGCACGCGCACGTGCGCGTGCCGAGCGACGCGCGCAAGGACGGCGCCTCGTGCACCTGTCAGAGATGATCATGGTGCACGATGCACTCCACTACCGACAGATTCTAGACCATCCCGGAGAGGGGGAACGATCATGCTTTACATGAACGACTACGACCTGGCGTACGCTGCGCGCCGCTTCGGACGCGGCTGGTCCAGCAACACGCCCAATCGCGCGGCGCTGGTCGCGCACGTCGACGCGCTGCGTCGTTGGGCCGACGACAATAGCGACGGCTGGGCCTACTGGCCCAAGCCGGCGCGCGCGGCACGCCGTGCAATGGAGTTGATCCAGAGCACGACCAATGCAGCGAACTACGCGCAAGAGCGCGAGGACATCACAGATCGCGAGTTCCGCGAGGCCTTGCGTCCAATCAAGGCGTTCTACAAGCGCCACGGCTGAGTGTCGCAGTGTGGCGGTCGGCAGGATTGCCGACCGCTGCGCTGGTCAACTCAGGCCAAGCCCGAGAGGAGAGGGAAAGTGACCATGACCGTGTATCGCTCGCCGAGCGGACGCCTGCACCTAACTACATTCTGTGGCGCTTCGGGCCCACGCTCGAAAATGCGGCGAGTCAAGATCACCGAACAGCAATTTGCTGAGGCTAACCGCTGTCGATGTCTGTCGAATTACCACGACGACTCGTGGCGGAAGCACATTCCACGATGACACCTAGAAGGAGGAAACGATCATGAAGTGTGCCATGATCACGGACGAGAGACTTGATCTTGAGTTTGCGTACGTGACCTACGACGACTCGTGCAGGGACCTTTACGGGCCCTGGCATTTGTGCCGCAGACCACGAGGCCACGACGGCGAACACGCCGCAGGCTACGGCACCAACCGCGTTCGCTGGAGTTGATCATGAGCCCCTTCGACGCTACGCACGTGCAGGCGCTGCAACTGCACAATGACGTGTTGCGCCAACTCAGCGGGGACCTGGAGGAGCAGGTTGCGATACTCCGCGAGGTGGCGATGCACCTCACCGAGACGGCAAACCGCTGGGCACCAGTCGCCGAGCAACGAGCACAAGCGCGCGGTCACGTGCCAGGCGCGTCCGTGGTCGCCCACGCGGCCCGTCGCCGCTTCGAGGAGGAGCGGCTAGTCTGACCAAGATCCTTACGTAACGCATGGCGCACGGGGACCTCCTCTCCCCCGTGCGCCGTGTGAGTCGTAGGGCTCATGCTACAATGGGTAGCGAACGACTCGACCGAGAGGAGCACCCACCATGTACAGCACGATTTCCCAGATCCAGCGCCGGCACGAGGGCCACTGGTTCAGCGCCGACACGATGCGCTTCTTCGGAAGCAAGATCGAGAGCGGCGTGATCAATGGCCGCTACTTCGTCTCGTCCGAGGACAACTTCGACCGCACCGCGCGATTCTACTCGGTGCGCGTCGCAGACGACGAGGGCGAGATTGGCACGTGGGGCGAGTTTCAGGCCTACGAGACGCTGGCCGAAGCCCGCGCCGCCGCAGAGGCGGCGCCGGCATGACACCGGAGCAGGCCAGTGCTGCCGCCACGGTGGCACTGGCCTCCGACCTAGAGATGATCTTGCGCCACCGGGCCGACGCGGCCGGGCGCGTGGGGGTCAACGAGATTCTGCGCGTCCTCGACGAGTACCGCGAGGCCGCCGCACCCGAACTGGAGGCACTTGTGAGGGACGACAACGCGAGCCCGGACCTGATCCTCGGGATTCCGGCCGACGAACTGGGAGGCTGGCTCTGGGAAGAGTGGCCCGAGCTGGAGGCACCATGAACACTTCGACAGCCCTGCACCTGCAGCCCGGCGACACGATCACCGCAAAACAGGGCGCGCCCTCCGCGCGCCACTACGCGGTGATCAAGATCCAGGGCGGACCCAACACGCCGAGCGTGGACATCTTCGTTCAGGATCCTGACCAGCTCGCCGCCATCGCGACCGCGTGCGACCGGGCCCTTGTGGAATGGCCCAAGTAGGAGTAGTATTCAGACATGGCACCGCGCGAGTTGGGCAAGGCAACCGAGCCCCCGCCGCGCGGTGCCCCAAGGGGGCGAACGGCAAGCGGTGCAGCGCCACGACGGGCTCGCCGAACCTGGGTTCGATTCCCAGCGCCTCCACGCCAAGCAAGATCACTACAACGAATGGAGCACCATGGCGAAGGCCACCATCCCCGAGCCGCAGCCGGTTACGCTGCTGCTCTCGCGCGAAGAGGCCGAGGATCTGCGCGGCCTGCTGTTCGGCCACGTGGGCATGAACAGCGCCTCCGCAAGGCTGACGGCCATATCCGACGCCCTGGGGTTCATCGGCGTTCAGCCGACGAAGTTCATCGTCAGCGACGACCGAGGGCTCGGAGGCAACGTAATCATCCTGCAACGAATGGAGACCGCATGAGCAGCAAGCACCACAGCAAGCACGAACGCGGCAAGTCCAACTACCCCAAGCGCCTGTCCGCGCGCGGCCTGAGCCGCGCGCCCAAGATGCCCGACCTGGACACGCTGCGCGCTCGGCGCAACGCCGAGTCGTTCCCGGCAGCCCTGGACGAGCACCTGCGACACGTCGCAGCCGTCCAGACGCGGCAGCCGCTGTACTACGGACGCCGGCCCTACGACATCTCGGCCCCCTGAGAGGAGAAACGATCATGCCAGGACCACTAAGCGGTCTCAACTACCCCGGCGCGCACGCCAAGGCCAAGTGCCAGCAGCGCCACGAATGCAAGGGCCCCGGATGCCGAGTACGCAGCGGCAAGACCGAGGCCAAGCGCCGCCAGCGGCGCATCCGCGACACAAAGGTGAGGTTCGACAATGTCTAGCCCCACCCGCGAAGTCATCGCCGCGCAGAACGGCGACTACGACGACCCCGAAGAGTACGAAGCCGGCATGGCGCAGCTCGAGGCCGAGCGGCGCCGCTACTGGGAGGAGCACGCCTGATGCTACAACTCGCCTACGTCTGTTTCGCGAGCCTGGTGGTCGGCCTCATGGCAGGCGAGGCCGGCCCCGCTGGGGCCGTCCTCGGCCTGCTGCTCGCACTCGCGCTCGGCGCAATCCTGCGCTGGGCCACCGCCGACATCGAGGAGAACCGAAAGTGAAGAGCCTGGAGATCGAACTGAGCGACCTCGCCGAGCGCGTGGCTCGCGAGAACTACGAGACGAACCGCCAGCGCGTCCCCGGCGAAACGTCCTGGGACGACCTCAACGTCTCGACGCGGCGACTCTTCGCCCGCGCAGTCAAGAACAAGATCGTCTTGGCGGCGCCGGACATCGTCAACGCGACGCTGCTGTGGGCGGCCAACGAAGCCGATGGGCGCGACCCGTTCTTCGCCATGAGGCTTCGCCGGGCAGCGTTTCGGGTGAGCACGAGGGGGGAGGTCCTGCCCTGATGGACCTCGAAATCGACATCACCGAGGCCGTAGACGCGGCCGCCAAGCAGGTCTACGAGTCCTACGGCACGATGAAGTTCGACGATCTTGACGCGGTCACGCAGCTCCACGCTCGGGAGCTGGTGCTCCCGAGCATCGCTGCGGCCACGCCCAAGATCATCGCCAGCACGCTGGCATCGCTGCGACTGCTGCCCCCCTTCCAGCATGGCGGCGCCCAGCAGTTCTTGTCCGACGCCCTCGCGCAACTGGAGGGCTCATGACGCACTGGGAGCTGGCCGCGCGGCCGGGCAAGCGTCGCCATCCGCGCGGCACCGCCCGGCCGATTGGCGGCTACGACGTGCACCCGATCTACCGCAGCATCGCCGCCAACATGATGCGGACCGGCACCCATCCGCCGGTCAGCGAGGAGCGCACGCCGTGCTACGACTCCGGCGACTTCCGCACGCTGGAGCGCGAAGTCGAATGGCTGCGCGAGCACAGCGTCACGCGTGGTCGAGACCTGGAGTACGTGAAGGCGGCTGCGCGCGAGTTCTGCGCCGGCTGCCCGCTGATTCAGGAGTGCCGGGAGTGGGCGCGCAGCGACGGTGGATACGTGGGCGTGGCCGGCGGCGAGGTGTTCCTCCTGGCCGAGAGGCTACATTCTCGTGCGCGGGAGGCCGAGCGCGTGCGACCGCCTCGCACGCCCAAGGAGCGGCGGCGCAGCCGGGAACGGGAGGCTCGCCGCATGCAGGACCCCGCGCTCGCCGAGCGGCGGCGCATCCTCAAGCTGGAGTCCGCCAAGCGGCGACGTCGCGAGAAGCGGGAGGCGCAGGAGCGTGAGCAGTGACGTGTTCTACGACCCCCTGTTCGAGGAGCGCTGGCACCGGCAGCACCCTGCACTCGACTGCCCGCACCTCACGCTGGAGTGCACCCACGGTCACGAGCGCGTGACGTGGGCGCCACCGCACGACTGCACCGAGCAAGATCACCAGTGCTGGATGTGCGGGGCAGAGGGCGTCACAGTGGCTCTCGCGGCGGACGAGCGCCACTGCTGGGGCGGATCTACGTGCCCCAACCAATGAACAGCACGAGCACCACGAGGACGACGATGGCCAGCGCCACGCGATTCGCCGAGCGGTTGAACGCCACGCGCTGCGCCGTCGCCGCCTTGACTTCCCGAACGAGACGCTCCCGCATCGCAGCGCCGGCCAGCTCACACCAGTGGCAGGCGCGCTCGGTCGCAGCGTCGTCGGGCCCGGTCTCCCCGAGGTTGTAGCGCCAGCCGCACACCTTGCACTTGTAGTCGCCAGTGCCGACGCCCTGCAGGATGCTCTGCTGCATGGCCGACACGTACCCTGGTGGCCATCGCCGGACGGTACGCTCGGGGTAGGCCCGAGCGTACTTGTCCCAGTCGAAGTCCGCTGGCCGGGCGGAGCCCGGCAGGCGCGTCGCCTGCATGTAGGCTAGGATCTCGTCCGGCGTCACGCTGTCGCGCCACCCTCGTTCTCCCAGCGCGAGAGGAAGCTCTCCGCCTGGTAGAAGCCCTCGTCAACCTGGTTCTCGTTGCCCACGAGGCCGAGCACGCGGTAGTCGTCGTCGGGGTAGCTGGGCACCTCGATGACCTCGGCGGGCTCGCCGTCGATGTCGGCGACCTTGTCGCCGACCTTGAACTGGGGTTGCCAGGCGGGTGTGACGGTATCGGCATAGTCCGGCGGGTCGACCACCATTGATACCAGCATGTCGGCGATGCCCTGCGGGTCCATGCCGAAGTACCGGCCGGACTCGATGCCGTCGACCAGGTCGGCGATGCGGGCGAGGAGGCGTTCGTGGACGTCGGAGAGACCCTCGTTGGGTACTGCGACACTGCCGGCGGCGGCCAGCGCGTCCTCGAAACCGCGCCGCGCAATCGTGGCGTCCTGCGTCAGGACCCGAGAGATCAGCGGGGGCAGGTGTGCGGCGGCGTTGGCGAACGCCTGGGCGTACTCGGGCGACTCGACGTCCCGCTCCAGGGATGCGACGATCGCCAACTCCCAGGCCTGCTGCGCCGTTACGGCGTCGTAGAGTGCCGGGCGGACGGCGATGGTGGATTCTGGCATGATGATCGTTTCCCTCCTTGAGTGCATTGCTGCCCTGAGTCTACGACCCGCCCCGGAAGGGGGGCGGGGGCGACACGCCGAAGCCGGTGAAACGATCTTGCCTCGCGCGTGCAATGCTCTTAGCACTTAGCTGGCCCCCCTTTAGGGGGGGCCAGCGCTTTGAGTTCTTAGAGGCTTAGACGCTAAGAGGCCGCGACACGCCGTTCAACGCTGCACCGTGTCGCCGTTCGGCGATCCGTGTTACATTGAGCCCACGACCGCAAGGAGGAGCAATGATCAACGTACGCATCCGCCACGAGCTGGAGGCCGACGCGCTGCCGCTCGGCCAGATGCCGTTCGACCCGCTGATGACGCGAGCCGGCGAAGTGATCCTGGAGGCCGTGCTGCGCTGGGGCATCTACCTCGGCCCAGAATACGAGACCGTCGATGGCGGCATCAACGACGCGCACCGGCTTTCCGGCCAGTTCGTCGTCGACACCGAGGCCGGCGAGGCCTACTTCGAGATCATCGTTCACGACTCGGAGGGCGACGCATGATGTTCGACGGACTCATCGAGCGCGCATCGCGCTACGACGCGGCGCACGAGGAGGGCTCCGACCTGTGGGCCACGACGCGCTACGAGACGAACGAGGCCGGCGAGCGAGTGCGCTACCGCAACTGGCGCATCTTCCACGGCCTGTCGTTCACGCACTGGGGCATCGGCGGCGACCTGGAGTTTCAGCGGGAGACCCCCCTCTGGCCCGGCTGGGTCATCGTGGGCCTGCACCTGGGGCCGTGGGGCGTCGCCGTCCAGTACGAGAAGGGCAAGCTGTGATGCTGACCGAAGAGGAACTGCAAGCCAGCCGCAACATCATCCACCACGAGGACGCCGGCTGTGACATCGTGGACCTGCCCTACGACCCCGACCTGGGCGACAACCAGTGGCAGTGCAAGACGCACGACCGATTCGTGGAGGTGCCGGGGTGGCTGTGACTCGCAGGCCGCGCATGCTGGTTCTCTTCTGCGGCGTTGGGGGCGGAAGCGAGGGGTACCATCGCGCCGGATGGGACGTCACCGGAGTGGACGTTGCGCCGCAACCGGACTATCCGTTCAGGTTCATCCAGGCCGATGCCATGGAGGTGCTGGCCGATCGGGATTTCTTAGCTGGCTTCGACGCCAAGCACGCCAGCCCGCCGTGCCAGGCATACACGGCGCTAACGAAGGGCACCAACAGGGGGCGAACGTATCCAGAGCTGATCCCCCGAACACGGGAACTCCTTGATGCCACTGGCTCGCCCTACGTGATTGAGAACGTGGCGGGTGCGCCGCTCCGGCGCGATCTGATGCTGTGCGGCGAGATGTTCGGCCTGGGCGTCATCCGGCACCGGTACTTCGAGCTGGGAGGGTGGCGCGTGCTCCAGCCCGCACATCGGCCGCATCGTGGTCGGGTCGCGGGGTACCGACACGGCCAATGGTACGACGGGCCCTACTTCGCCGTTTACGGTGAAGGGGGGGGCAAGGGAACGGTGGCTCAGTGGCAACAGGCCATGGGAATCCACTGGACCGACAACCGCAAGAGCTTGGCGGAGGCGGTCCCGCCAGCATACATGGAGTATGTTGGCAAGCAACTACGAGAGTTCGCGGAGGTGCCGGGATGGCTGTGAGTGACGCCGAGCAGGCGATGATCGCTCGCCTGCTCAACGAGCGCGACGAGGCGCGAGCCGAGGTCCAGCGACTTCGTGACGAGCTGGCCGGGGCGCTGTTCTCGCTCCGCGCCGTCGAGCACTTGCTCGACCCGGCGACGGAGATGGCCGCGCTGCCTTACGGGCCCAGCCCGCACGCCCGCTACTTCCGCGAGAAGGACATTCGGGACGCCCTGGAGGGCACATGGCACTGATCCGCGCGAACGCTGACAACATCGTCACGTCGACGCCGCGCCGACAGGCCATCAAGTCTCCGGCGCACGACGAGACCAAGCACATTTGGCAGGCGTTGGTCGACACGACCAACGACTACCTGGACAACGACCCGCGCTCGCTGCAGGTCGAGGTGGGGCCCTCCGAGATCGGGGAGCCCTGCGAGTACTGCCTGGGCGCCAAGCTGGCCGGACTGCGCCAGCGCAAGGACGGCGAGGGCTGGCTCACCTACTGGGGCTCGGTCGTGCACGACCACTACGACAAGCACGTGCTGCCGACCCGGCCACACCAGTGGAACACGTCGAGCCGCCTGTACGTCGGCGACATCGACGGCCGGCGCATCGAGGGCACCACGGACGCGGAGTACATCGAGGACCCGTTCACGGTCGTGGACCTCAAGTTCGTGGGCAAGAAAACGATCGACATCGTGAAGTTCGACGCGATGAAGTGGATCTACGAGTGCCAGGTCAACATCTACGGGCTGGGGCACGAGCTGCTGGGTACCCCCCCGGAGTATGTGGCCGTGGCATTCCTGCCTCGCGAGGACCGACACGTCCGGCGCGGCTACTGGTGGTCCGAGCCCTACAACCCCGAGAAGGGGCGCGCCGCCCTGGCGCGCGCCGCCAACTTGGCCGAGCAGATCCGACTGTTCGGCTGGGCCCACGTGCGCGAGCACCTGGAGCAGCTCGACGGCTGCTACGATTGCAAGCGCTGGATTCAACCCGAGGAGGAGCAGCAGTGACCGCAGACACCTTCGTCCACGCCGACGGCCGCCGACACAAGCCGGTGCGCAAGTTCCGCAAGATCGCCGAGCCCAACGCCAACCTGAGCAGTGACGACCCCGCGCAGGTCATTGGCGAAGAGGCCCTCGCCGCCAAGGACGTCGTCACTGGCGACGACGTCGTGATCACGAGCGAGATCAATGACCCCTGGGACATCTGGGGCGGCGTCCACGCCCCCGTCGTGGACATCGACGTCCCGATCTACGTCATCCCAAGCAACGGCGGGCACAAGTACGCGCTGTACATCGACCACCCCGTGGACGCCGACGCCTGGTTCGACGTGCTCGACGCCATGGCCAAGGCCGGCATCGTGGAGGCGGGCTACGCCGAGGTCAGCCGCAAGCGCGGCTACTCCGCCGTGCGGCCGCCGTGGGTCAACAAGCCGCACAAGAACGGCGTCGAGGCGCCGGAGCCCGAGCCTGTCGCCGCGCCATGGCTTGCCGACGCGCCTGGGCAGCCATTCTGATGTCGCGACACACCGGGAAACCCAAGGACTGGGCGTGGCTCCAGACCCTGGTGTACTCTAGGCGCATGACCAACAGAGTGCGCCGGGGCCTGACCGGCAACGTGGCGGGCCAGGTCCGCGAGATCCTGGGCCTGCCGCAGCGCACGGGGCAACCGATGCCCATGCTGCCCATGCGCCGGGCGGCGCTGTACCAGCGCCAGACCGGCAGCACTGCGCTCACGCCGCGACAGCGGCGTCGGGCCGACCACAAGGAGAACCACCTCATCAGGAAGGCCGCACAGAATGGGTGACTACCCAGCAGTCGAAACGATCATCCCCTACGGCTCGGGCTATGACAAGCCGCGCGCCGTGTTCCGGGGACCCAACGCCGACGTCAAGGCGAACGTCGCCGAGTACTTCGGCATCGAGGCCGACGCCACGCTCGTGAGCACGGTCATCAAGGCGGCGCTCACCGCGCACGACCTGGTCGCTCAGCACCTGCAGGGTCCGACGAAGGCCACGCCAGTGCAGGAGCCGCCGGCCGAGCCCGCAGCGCCCGCCGAGGACAAGCCGAAGCGTTCCGGCGCCGGCCGCAAGTCGGCCGCCTTCAAGACCATCGAAGGCAACATCGCCGAGGCCAAGGACCTCGAAGCGCTGCGCAACGTCTGGCGCAACGAGTCGCCGACCCAGACCTGGCAGGACAACAAGGCCCACTTCGAGGGCCTCGTCAACGACGTACGCACCAAGATCGAGGGAGGCAAGTAACACATGGCGTTCAAGCGAGCCAGCAAGGAGGACCGGCCCCAGCCGGTCGCCGGGAGCGAGGGCGACTACTTCGACCTGGCCCGGTTCAAGGACCAGATCATGGGCTTCGAGGTCCTGCTGTTCGACGCGGAGTACGAGAACCGCTTCGACGAGACCAAGCCGGCGGTCAAGGCCAACGTCACCATCGTGACCGGCCCCAACCGGGGCTCGGTGTACGAGGGCGAGTGGATCGAGCACCAGGTCATCGTGGCCACGCTCAAGAACTTCGTCGGCGACACCTACGTGGGCCGCGTCGTCAAGGGCAAGAAGGCCTACTTCATCAACGAGCTGGAGGACGCGGAGTACGACGACGCGGAGGCCGTGATCCTCGGCGTCGAGGCGCAGCCCACGGAGACCGACGTCGCTGCGGCCATCGCGTCGGCACCGGACAGCGAGCCGCCGTTCTGATGCTCACCCTCGATACCTGGATCGCCCAGATCAGGCAACACCGCACCTGGGCCGAGTCAGAGATCGTGGCCGAGTGGCGGTGGGCCTTCGGGCCCACCGCCCAAGCACCAGAGTGGAGCGCCGACGAATGACTGCGGTCCCGCGCGCGAAGAGCGCCGGCAAGCTGATTGCGCTGGCCGAAGCCAACGGCTGGGCCATCCGCGAGGTTGACGACCCGGCGAACCAGCGCTACGGCCTGGAGTGCATCCGTGGAGGCACCACGCTCCAGGCCACGTGGTGCGAGGGCCGCACCGAGGGTGGGCGCGTCGTTCTCGACGCGCCCATCTACGGCATCAACTTGCAGCAGTTCCGGGAGTACCTGGAGCACGAGCCCAAGTGGGAGGGGCGGACCTTGCAGGACGTCACAGAGGACGAGCTGCGCCGGCTCTCGGCAGAGATGCCCGACGAGCTGCGCACCAAGATGCAGGACGAGTACGAGTACCTGAAAACCTACGTGTCCGGCCACCCGCTCGACCAGGTGAACATGCGGGCCTGGCCCGACGTGGTCGAGGTGGCGATGATCTTCGAGCAGGACCCGGTGACTGGGTACTGGACGTTCGAGGAGGGCGAGACTCTCAAGCTGATGGGCCTGGTGGAGGAGTTGAAGCTCAAGACCACCAAGAAAAAGAACCAGATGGCCACTTTTGCGCTCAGCGACATGAGCGGCAGCGTGAACTGCGTGGCGTTCGGGGGCGGTTACGAGCAGATGACCGCCGGCATGCTGGTGGCCGTGGACGGCGAGATCAGCGAGCGCAACGAGTTGCGCGAGTTCAAGGTCAAGCGAGCGATCGAGGTGGCGTGGTGAGCATGACGACCGAGCAGGTCAAGGCCGATGCGTACGGCAGCCTGGCCTGGATGGAGGGCTACACCCTCCCCGATGACGAGGGGTACCAGCACCGCATCAAGTTCCTGGACGACCCGCACGACGACGCCGTGCGCGTCCTCGTCGAGCCCATGCAGGGGCCGGGCGTCGACCAGTACTTCGACATCGAGATCACCGTGCGAGAGGTGACTTAGTGCAGACGCTGCTCCGCCAGATCCGCCGACCACTGATCGGCGGCGAAGAGATGCCCGTCGTGTTCGAGCAGCTCGCCAACATCGGCGCCAACGCTCGACGCGGCGAGATCATGATGATCGTGGGCCAGCCGGCGGCGGGCAAGTCCGCCGTCGCCCTGTGGCTTGCGCTGCAGTGGGTGGCCAAGCACGGTGAGCGGGGCATCTACTGGTCCGCTGACGCCGCGCCCTTCGTGGCGGCCGCCCGAACGGCGGCCGCGCTTGGCGCCGGCAAGTACCGGGACGTCGAGCAGATGCTGCGGGACAAGAACCCTCGCGCCCTGGCGCCGCTCGAGCAAGTCTCTCGCGCCGGACTGGAATGGTGCTTCGACGCGTACATCGACTCCAGCAGCCTGCAGCTCAACATGGACGCGTTCCTCGAGAAGTGGGGAAAGCACCCCGACTTCGTGATCATCGACAACTTGACTGACGTCGACACCGGGCGAGAGGGCGACGAGTTCTCCTCGCTGCGCGGCATGATGCGCGACCTCAACTTCATGGCGCGGCGCTCCCGCGCCGCCATGGTGGCGCTGCACCACACGTCAGAGGCCGAGAGGGAGGACCCGCTGCCCCCGCGCAAGGCGGTGCACGGCAAGGTCTCCGTGAAGCCCACGGTCATGATCGGCACGGCTCGGGGCGAGGGCGACACCAAGCCCATGGGCCCGCTCAAGAACCGCTACGGGTTTGAGGACAAGTCCGGCGGCACGGCCTGGGACTTCTACTTCGACGCCGACACGTTCCAATTCAACGGTCACAGAGGAAGGATCCTGAACCATGGTTAGCAAAGGCACTGACCCCAAGTTCGTCGAGCCGGAGACTGAGCGGACGTTCACCACGAGGAGCTACGAAGAGATCCTCGACGACATCGAGCAGAGCGGCGGGCCCACGGTGCGCATCGAGCCGCCCCGGCCTGGTCACTACGGAAGCCAGACGTTCGATGGCCGAGTGCCAGCGGACATCCATCAGTTCTTGGGCGACCTGAACGAGCTGAACAAGGGGGCGATCACCATCCGCCTGGCCGCCGTCATCCCGCACCCGTCGGGCAAGGTGACGATCATTACGGAGTCGTGGAACGATGACAAAGCGACGACCTAAGGACATCGGCACCGAGTGCGAGACCGCTGCAGAAAGGTACCTCAACACGCGCTTCAACCTCGTGAAGCGCGAGCAGCTGCGCGGCGGCGGCGATCAGGGCGACCTGCACCTGATCTTCGACGAGCGTACGACGGTCGTGTTCCAGGTCAAGGGCGGTCACGCCGCCGAGACTGCGAGCGACGCGCAGATCGAGGCGTGGATGTCGGAGGCGGACGAGCAAGCGCTGCGCGCGGATGCCGACGTCGCCATCCTGGTCACCAAGCGCAAGGGCAAGGGCATGGCGAACGCCCACCTGTGGTGGGCGATCTTCTGGACGGAGCTGCGTGCGCCCGACGGGCACAATCCTGTCGACGCCCAAGTGCGCATGACTCTCGAAGAGGCGTGCGACGTGTTGAAGGGGTGGGGGTACCGATGAAAACCTGGGAACAGGTGCTGGCCCTGGCCCTGGCCCTCACGAGGGGAGGCAGGCGCAAGCCCTACGTGTACAAGGCCCACAACGGCTGGATCTACTGTTACACGGACTGCTGGATCTGCGCCCAGAGGAGGCGAGAGCGGTGATCCAGGACTGGTACGAGATCCAAGCCCTCGCCGGCTCTGGCAAGCGCGTGCGCCTGATCTTGGATTGGGACGCCACCGCGCCCGACGCTCGGCCTGAGGGTTGGCTGATCCACTTCGACGAGGTGGAGGGCGAGGCGCAACTCGGCGTGGGCGACGACCCCGAGGACGTGACGGTCTACAACTGCTGGCCAGTACTGGCCGCCGAGATCCTGGAGGAAGCGTGACCTACTTCGCAGACGGCGACTACTTCCCGTCCGAGTGGGAGAGGGAGCCGCAGCCCGGTCGCGAGGTGCGCAACGCGCGCCGAGTCCTCGCCGGCCTGGCCGGGGCCTTCGTCCTCGTCGCAGTCGTGCTGTGCGGTACGGTGCGTCCGTTCGCGGCGGCCGCGTTCTTCGCGCTCGCCGCCGTGACGCTGATTGTGCGGGAGGGGATCCGATGAATGCGGCCGAGATCTTGGCGATGGCGCTCGTTCCCGTGGTCTGGGCCACGCTGGGTGTTGGGTTATGGCGCGAGGATGCCCGCTGGGTCGGGATGTCGATGGCGACGCTCATCATATGGATGCTCGTTGTCGTTGTATGGGCCGTCGGATGACGCCCCTGGAGACGGTGCTTGAGATGCTGGGCGTGCGCCTCCGGGGCACGCGCAACCGGCAGAACGTGCGCTGCCCCAACGTCGACGCCCACAAGCACCGGGACCGCACGCCGTCGATGCACATCGACCTGGAGAAGCAGTACGCGCGCTGCTACGCGTGCGGGCTGCACGGCAACCCCGTATGGCTACTACACGAGCTGAAAGGAATGAGCCTGCGTGAGGCACAACAGCACTGCAATGCGCTGGATGACGGAAGCGGTCGAGCAGTACAGCAGGCACGTGACGTCGGCGGAATCCTACCTCCGAAGGCGCGACCTGTGGGACGACGCCGTTCTTCGTGGCTTCCGCCTGGGCGTGGTGCCTAGAGAGGGGCACCGTCCCGAGCACCGCCGCATGGTCGGCCGGCTCGTGATTCCCTACGTCACCCCGTCCGGCGTCTGCAACATCAAGTTCCGCTGCATCAAGGACCACGACTGCTCCGCACAGGGCGACACGCACAAGAAGTACCTGGCGGCCACGGCATCCGAGGACCGCATGTTCAACGTCCAGGCGTTGCACGACGCGCTCGACACCATCTACGTGTCCGAGGGCGAGATCGACGCCATCACCGCGACCATCGCCGGATTCCCCACGGTGGGAATCTCCGGCGCCACCAAGTACGAGGACCACTACACCAAGCTGTTCGAGGACTTCGCCGAAGTCGTTGTCTTGGCGGACGGCGACACGGCCGGCGAAGAGTTCGCTGAGCGAGTCATGCGGGAGGTGGAGCACGCCCGTGTGATATACATGGAGCTGGACGGCGCCACCGACGTCAACGAGATCGTGGCGGAATACGGCGACGCGGCCCTGCGCCAGGTAATCACCGAGGGCGAGGAGAGAGAGTGATGGAGAACCCAGCGACGACAGCCCGCGCCCGGTATCTCGACGCCCAGGGCCTGGACGAGCTGGCCGAGGCGAAGCAGCGGCTCAAATGGGCCATGCGGGACATGCGCATGTTGGAGGCCGACCTGGCCGCCGCCAACGAGCGGGCGAACTTCGCGGAGGCGTACTTCGAGGGCGCGCAAGGCAAGGTCGAGTACCTGGCCGAGCAGCTTGACCTGGCTAGGCAGCGCGCCGAACGCGCCGAGGCCGACCTGGCCGCCGCGCGGCAGCAACTCGACGCCGCCGTCGAACGGGCCGAGTACTGGAAAGGCCGTGCAGAGAAAGCATGGGAACGGGGCGATGAAGACGGGCTGACCATGCTCCGGCTAGAGGCCGCCCTGGTCGCCGCGCGGCGGCAACTCGCCCAGGACGTAGGCGCATGACTGCCGGTAAACATCGCTACGTCTCTGCGGCCGAGAAGCGCGCCGAATTGGTGGCCGAAGGCAAAGAGCGGCGCAATTGTGAATGCCACGGAATGCCAATGCGTTGGCGACCAAGCTCACGCTACTCGGCGGGCGGAGCGTGGGATTGCCAGGTGAGGCGTCTTGAGCGGCAACGTCGACGACGACAGCGAAGGACGCCCCTGGAGAGACTGAAAGACAACGAATACTTGCGCCAATACATGGCACGAAGGGCCGACGAGCGGGACTCCCAACGTCTCGCCACGCTACTCAAGGAGACTCAGTAATGGCATACGGACACCGCAAGCGGGAGGACGAAGAGCTGGCGTGGGCCGACACCCGCGAGGCTGTGCAGCTGGCCCTCCGGTCCATCTTGCGCCGCGCCAGCAACATCGTCCTCGATCGCTACTTCAACGAGCAGTTCCTGCCCGCCTTGGAGCGCGGCGAGATCTTGGAGCTGGACGCCACGCAGCGGGAGCTGCGCGGTCTCCTCGCCGAGGAGATCACGAAGCAGCGGCTAGAACTGGAGGCCGGGGATGCTACCGACCAGAGTGTCTAGTCGCGTCGAGCGCAAACCGACCAGCACGCCTCGCGTGCTGGTCTGGGACATAGAACGCGCCCCGCACCTGGCCTACACCTACGCCATCTGGCAGCAGAACATCAGCCGCGCCGGCCTGATCAAGCACGGCGAAATGTTCTGTTTCGCGGCCAAGTGGCTGGGTGAACCTGGCGTAGAGTTCCACGCCACGTGGCACGGCGAGATCCCGTACCTGCGCCGCGCTCGGGACCTGCTCAACGAGGCCACGCACGTGGTGTCGTTCATGGGCACGCGCTTCGACACGAAGCACGCGAACAACGTGTTCCTGCGGTACTCGATCCCGCCGCCCAGCGACTACAAGCAGATCGACCTGTTCCGCATCGGCAAGCAGTACTTCGACTTGCCGTTCAAGGGGCTCGACGACTTGGCCCAGTTGCTGGGGCTCGGCGGCAAGCTGGACCACGAGAACCTCATGCTGTCGACGCCCAAGGCCCTGGCCGGCGACGTCTACGCGCAGCGGGAGATCGGCGCCTACAACCGGCAGGACGTCGTCGTCACCGAAGACGTGGCCCTAGAGTTGGAGCGCCGGGGCTGGCTGGAGTTGCCACGATGAGTCGTTACTGGGACCTGACTAGAGAGGTCGTCCGCCAAGACGAGGTTCACCCGGCCGGCTATCCGGCTACTCGTGACGGCGTGTTCCTCGGCATCACCACTGCGGTTCATGAGCTGGAATACGAAGCCATCAACGCCTGGCGCGAAGAACGCAATCGTGACGGTTGGCCCGAGACCCGCGCCGAAGTGATTCAGGCGATTGCTGTGCTACTGCGCCTTGTACGCTCGATTGATGAGGCGGCACCATGACCATCGACATCTCGCCGCTGGAGCACCAGCTCTTCGCCCAGGTGGCCGAGGACACGACGCGCCGCTTCTGGGGCTACGTCGAGCAGGACGACGTGACCCAGGAGTGCGCCCTGTGGTTCTGCATCCACTACGCCAAGATCCAGGAGTGGCGCGAGACGGCGCGCACGCCGCTCGCGCCTCTGGCCGTGGCCCTGTTCCGCGCAGCCAAGCGCTACGCCCGAGCTGAGAAGGAAGCGTGGAGGCGCAGCGTGCCCCAGGAGTTCAAGGACGACTACACCACGGCCCAGGTCCGGGCGGCGCTGCACATGGCGCTGCGCGACCCCGAGCACGACCACGGCTCCGAGATGATCCGTGCCGTTGTGGCGGATCTGCGGATCGCCATGGCCTCGCTGCGCGAGAACGATCGGGGCGTGCTCCAGGCGGCCGTGGACTTCGACTACGACTACGCGGCCATCGCCAAGGCGTACACGGACGACGAGGTGCAGCTCACCGAGGCGGCGGCCAAGTCCCGCGTGCACCGCGCTGTGGTACGCTTGACTCGGGCGATGAACGAGGAGGCCGAGCAGGCGCGCCTGAACGCGCCCATCACGTTCAAGGACATCGCCCGCTACAGCAACTCGGGCATCCTGGCCTTCCAGATGGGCATGGGCCAAGAGAACAACAATCCAGGAGCAGGAGACCGCAATGGTTGACGTGCCACGCATCGTCGGAATCTCGGGCAAGAAGCGCCACGGCAAGGGCGCCATCGCCGAACGCCTCATCCACGCCTGGGGCTTCACTCGGGTCGGCTTCAAGGACGCGCTGGTCGACGCCGTCCGGGCGCTGAACCCCATCGTGGGCGACGACCCGATACACGGGCAGCGGCGATGGGCCGACCTCGTTGACGAGTGGGGTTACGAGGAGGCGAAGGACCATTCCCGCTACGGTCACGAGGTCGTGCGCGTGCTCCAGAACTACGGCACGCACATCCGCACGATCCAGCCGGACTTCTGGGTGGACGCCTGGCGCCAGGGTGTTATGCGCCAGTTCCGCGAGGGCAACGTGCGCGTTGTCGTCGACGATGTGCGCTTCCCCAACGAGGCTGAGGCGGTGGAGCGCGGCGGCCACGTGCTCCGCGTAGTGCGCCACCCCGAACCCCTGATGCCCGAGGCCCTGGCCGCCCACGTCTCGGAGACGGCGCTGGACAGCTACCCCTTCAAGCACTGGTTGTACAACGACGGGCCCCTGGCGAAACTGCACCTCAAGGTCGACGAGTGGGTCCTGCAGACCTGGCCGAGGATCCTCTCGGGCACGGACTGGCTGTGAACTACCGCAAGGGTGACCGCGTCCTGATCCTGGAGGGTCGGGACGACGGTGTACCCTTGGAGCACTGCCTGGCCAGGCCCCAAGTCGGCATCGTCACCCGCACCGGGCTCACCGAGTGCGTGTGGGTGCGCGGCGAGGGCTGGGGCATGCTCAAGGGCCAGGAGATCGAGCAACTGCTGGAGCCCGAAGAACTCAGGAGGCTGGACTGATGGCGAGCGAGACGCACAGCATGCGCACGCCGAGCAGACGCGCGCGAAGCTGGAGTGGGGATGGAACCCCCGGCAGCATTGACGAGATGGTCAAGTTCATCAACGACGCAATCGAGGAGGGCAGGAGGCACGAGTTCAAGCCCATCTTCGAGCGCGCCCGGATCACTGACGTGTACCGCCGGATCGGAATCTTCTGGTTCAGCGACAACTGGCCGGACTACTACGACCCCAAGCACGCGAGGTCCCAAGATGGCGACTAGCGTCAAGGGCCACACCCGAACCCGCAACGGCAAGACCGTCAAGGTCCGAAGCTACACGCGCAACAACTACCTGGGGCTCCCCAAGCCGATGCGCATCAAGCGCGCCCGCGCCACGTGGCGCAAGGTGAAGCGCCGGCCGGGCGCGGCGCTGCTCGACTTCCTCGAGCGCTGGATCTAGGCACGAAAAAGGCCCCATTCCGCAACCAGCGGAATGGGGCCTTTTTCAGTTACTTCTTGATGCGCCGAACGAAGTGGTAGATGAGCCAGCCTCCGCCGCCGAAGAGCAGCGAGCCCAGCGCGAACACCGTCAGCTCGGGGCCGATCAACGACCACACCTCTTCGACGCTCACCTCCGTGAGCGTGTCTCCGGGCGTGCCGTTGAAGATGGCGATGCCCTCCGGCACCAGGAAGCCCATGAGGGCGACCAGAAACCAGACGAGCCAGTACCACTTCCAGCCCGAGCGGTCGTCGTCACTCGCCATCGGGCTCGGCCTTCTCGGCCTCGGTGGCCAGCTTCTCCGCCGCCCAGTCGGCGAACACGTCGGCCTTCCAGGGCGTGACCCGCTGGCGAGCGACCCAGCCCAGCAGGGCTGCGACGAACGTGTTCAGCTCGGCCACCTGGAGCGCGGACAGGTCCAGGCCGAAGGCGACGGCGACGCTGATGGCGCTGCCGGCGACGGCTGGCAGGAACGGCCAGCCGATCTTGTCCACGAAGGACCTGTCGGTTGCAGGTGCTCCGGTTGCCATCACTTGCTCCAATCCGCTGCTCGAGGATGCCCCGTGCGCAGCTCATAGTCGAGATCGAGGAACTGGACGTAGGTGCCGTGCTTGTACACGGACCACGGCGTGAAGTCCGTACCGCCCTTCGAGATCACCCAGGCCGCTGACGCGCAGTAGTCCGGGTGTCGGAGGGCGAACGCGATGCGCCACAGGTCGGCAGCATTGCCGGAGCGGTGATCGCGCAGCGATCGCACCTGGAACCAGCCGACGCTGGGGCCCCAGGCTTCGTTGATCAGACCGACGTCGCCCACAGCATCGGTGTACACGAAGGGTGGGCCTTCTTGCGCCCACCCTCGCGACTCGCCGTAGCCGATGGCCTTCATGACTCGGCGCTTCTCCGGGTCAGTGAACCCGGCCCGGATCAGCGTCTCGTCGGCGGGGCTCACTGAGGGTCCGGGAACCCGATCTGGATGTCGGCAAGCGCCCCGCGCACGACGGCGTCGACCTCGTCAACGGTGGCACCGCTGATCGCTGGCAGCCGGTCGACGATGGCCTGCGACAGCGCCTCGATGTCCACCGTCTGGAGCGCGTCGAGCTGCGCCTTGAGCGCGGTGAGCGCTGGCAGCACCGACGCGACCTGCGCGTCGCGGCTGTCGATCGCGTGGGCCATGATGAGGTCCAGCATCCTGCGGGGGGCCACCGAGTTCGGGTCCCAGCCGCGCGCCGTCGCCCAGGAGCGGACTCCCGGATCCAGGATCGGCGAGCCCCAGCCCAGCGAGTCGGCACCGACGATGTCGACGAGCGCGTTGCTCAGCTCACGGCCACGGTCGGTGTTCCGAGCGGCCGCTTCCTTCATCAGTGCAATGAACTCAGCTTCGGTCATGTCCTCTTCCTCTGCGGTAGTGCCGCCAGCGATCGCTGTGCGGGTGTCCTGCCTCATGGTGTACAGCTTGTGCGCGCCCGGATCCCACTTCCGGCCGCTCCACTCGCGGTGCCCGATGTTGCGCTGCGCCGTCCAGCTCAGCTCGCGGTCCATTTCGGCGGCCAGGGCGATGGAGGCCTTGTACTGCGCGGTGGACATCGCGTGCCCGCCCGAGTACATGATCTCGACGCCGTAGGTGATGGCGTTGCCGTCCGTGTCGTCCGAGCCGGGGTTGATCTCGCTCGTGTACGGCGCGGCGCTGTTCTTGAGCTTGCTCAGCGTTGAGCTGGAGCCCCTGCCGGCCTGGTTGGCTCGGCCAGCCGCGCCCAACCAGATCTCGCCGTTGGAGCGGATGGCCCACTGGCACAGCGGTCCGGGGATCCCCTCGGACGCCCGGCCGTCCACGAACAGGAACTTGAGGTAGGCGTCGGACTGGGCGTCGCTGCCCGTGTGGTGCCACAGGAAGCCCTGAACGGGCCCCCAGGTGTAGGGCCGGCCGCGAGTCTCCCAGCCGGGGTAGAACTTCACGGTGAAGCCCCGTGCGGCTAGACGCGACGCGACTCTGCGTAGCTCCGTCGGTGTCAGTGGTGCGGCCACTGCATATCTCTCCTCACTACGTTTGGATGAAGAAGCTGATGAGGGTCACGAGCGTGGTCACGACAAACGCCAGCATGACCGAAGCGCCAACCACCTTGGAGTTGCTGGAGTGCGCTCGCGAGATCTGGTCGCGCAGCCCATCGACGTCGGCGCGGTGCGACTTGCGGATGTCCTCGATGTCGGTGCGGTGCGTCCGCCGAGAATCCTCCAGTGCACTGTCGTGCTGATCGAGTCGTCGGATGACGGCGTTGGTGCGATCGGAGATCAGGGCGATCGAGCCCTTGATCTCGGCTAGCGCGACCAGGACTTGGGTCTGGAACCCTCCCGGATCACCGCCAGTGGCGGGCAACGTGCTGTGGTCGTCAGGCATTCCAAGCATCCCCTATATCCCTATCCGCTAGAGCGTCCCCAGTGTGCGCACAGTTACCCACGTTCGTCCGCCAAAGTTGGGACGACTACGGTCCGGCGACTGTTCTCCTTCGTGGGCCACCTGCTCGATCATTACTCGGCGGGCCTCTCCCGTGCGCAGGTCACGCATCAGCACGACCTCAGACAGCGCCTCCAGTTGCTCAAGCGATGCCTGCCGTGCGTACGCGAAGCCCTCTCCGCCAATACTGACCCCCTGGCGGTTGCGTTCCCAGTCGTTGAGCTTGAGCGGGAAGCGCAGAAGGCGTTGCCTCCTGGTGGGCGCCGGTAGCGCCCTCAACTGATAGTTGTTCAGGGTCGGCCCGACGGTGTCGTCGGTGTCCGACCTGTTCAGTTGGAACCGGAGCGTGAAGTGCTCCAGAGTCTGTGAGTGCTGGGCGTACAGGTCGACGTACCCGTCGATCTCGCCCAGCGTGCTTATCGTTGTCGGGTCGTGGCCGTCATGCTCGTGAAGAACCGCGACAGTGGACCCACCTGTTGCGTCCAGGCCGACCCTGACCGTCTCGATGTGCTTGTTCTCGACGGTACCAAAACGGATCCGGCCCGTGGCGATGGAGCCCGACGCGACCAGGCGCGTCGCATGCTCGCGGTAGGTGCCCGCAGACGCGACGGCGAGGTGCTCCCGTCCCTGGAACCAGAGGATGCCCTTGACGTCCCCAGCACCTGCTGCAAGGTGCTCTGTGTAGGCGAAGCCCAGTTCTCCTGCGATCTCATTGGACAGGTCCACCTTCCTCGTCGTGCCGGACGCGTGGCCCGTGTAGGCGTAGTCGCCTCGCGCCCCGACGCTGAGCACCGCCTTGTCGCGCCAGATCAGCGGCCCCAGGGCCGTGTTGGCCTGGTCCGTCAGGGCCACGCGGAAGCCGTCAGAGGTGCCGAGCAGCAGGAAGCCGATGTAGCCCTTGAGCGCGTGGACGATCTCGGTCTCGGGGAGCTGGATGGCCACGGTGCCGGCGCTCAGAGTCGGCGTGGCGCCAGTGTTGGCGATCTCGAAGGCGTGGACGGCCGAGCGCTCGCCCGAGTAGCCGGCGGCCCAGATGGCGCCGCCGGTCTCCGTCACTTCGACCCACTCCCAGCCGGAGTCCGGGTGCGTGTACAGCGGCGTGCCGGGCAGCGCGCCCGAGCCCGCCAGGGTCAGCTCGTAGAGTACCGGGCCGTCGGCGGCGATGATCCGGTCCTTGACCCACCACACCTTGAGTGGGCCGGTGCCGCCCGTGTACTTGGCGGCCGGCAGGGCGGTGCCTGCGGCCTCGCCGAGCACGTAGATGTTGCCGTTGTCGGCGACCAGGAAGTTGGCCCCGGTGTACGCGAGGGAGGAGGCCGAGGCCGTGCCCGTCACGGCGGTCTCCGTCGCCCCGTCCCACACGGACAGGGTGCCGCCGTCGCGCTGGAGCAGGCGGTTGGGACCTGCCACGATCTCGATGTCGGCGTTGACCGCGTCGGGACCCAGCTCGGTGTCCTTGAGCAGGTTCACCGTGCCGTCGTCGTTGAACACCTCGACGCCCGAGGACTCGTGGAACCGGGTCTCCGAACCCTCGCCCTGGATGGGCTCGTAGTATCGGATCCCGGCGCCGCCGTAGAACGCGGACTGTGACCGCAGCCACCAGCCCTGCAGCGACTGCTCGCCGGCCTGGTTCTGCGCGTCGAACTGCTCCTTGCGCAACTGCACGCTGGACCGCTCGTACTTGTGCTCGGGCCCGATGTCGAGCAGGAAGGGCAGGTTGCCGAAGGCGATGTCGAACTCCTCGACGTCGACACTGAACGTGCCGGACGGCACGCCGCCGGAGCCCGGCAGGGCTACGGGGATGCCCTCGGTGATGTCCCAGCTGAACAGGGCCATGAGTCAGTCCTCTCAGGAACCGCGCTTGTTCTTCATGTACTGCTTGGCGAACGGCCTGGCCTGCGCGGTCATCTTGCGCGCAGCCGCCTTGCGGTTGGTCTTGGCGACCGCCGAGACGGCCTTGCCGCCGGCACCGGTCTTGGCCACGGCGGACACGGTCGAGCCGTGCGTGGCCTTGCGCGTGCTGGCCCGCTTGGCCGCCGCCTGCCGCGCGCTGGTCTTGCCGCCGGGCTCGTTGGCGTACAGCGCCTGCAACTGGCGCCGAGCCAGCTCGGAGGTGGCGTGCGTCCCGACGACGCCACCGCCACCCTTTTTGACAACCTGATACTTGGCGCCTGCGCGCCGGATCTCCCAAGGCATGTTGTCCTCCCCTATGCGACCTTAGTTATGCGCATCCACGAGCCCTTGCGCACGCGGGTGGCGCTGGCGCTGGACGCGTTCTGCGCCCAGCGGAACCGGAAGAAGTTGTCGGGCGCGTCGAGTTCGACGAACCCGGTGATCGTGGTCGCCATGACCGATCCGACGCCGTTGCCGGGAACGCCCAGTTCAGTCGCCTCGTCGATGACGGTGATCAGGAACGGCGGACTCAGCGCGCTGTCCTGCCGGGTCACGACCTGGTAGCGGGAGTCGGTGATGCTGCCCGTCGTGACGGTCACCCGGAACTTGAGGTCTCCGGCCGTGGCCGCGTCCCAGAACACGCATAGCTCCACCATGTACAGGCCCACGCCGAACTTGGGGAAGGCGGTGTCGCTGACGACCAGATGGTCGTCATTCTGCAGGGTGGTCGAAGAGACCACCGACTCGTCGGCCGTCTTGTAGACGATGAACTGGTGCCCCTGTAGGGCGGCCAGCGGAACGTCCTGGATCGTGTTGTCGTCACCGTCGATGGTCTTGTTGGTCAGCGTCTGCGCCTCCGTCGTGCCGACCACTACGCCCACGCCGTGAGTGCTGGTGTCGGCCGCGTGGGTCGTCAGCGCGGCGTCCTGCACGCCCTGCTCGGTGTCAATGACGACAAGCTCGGCGTCGATGGCGGCCAGGTCGGCGACCAGGTCGGTGATCGCGGACTGCGGAACGTCCGCGAGCGTGTTGCTGCCGCCGTTGATGGTCTTGTTGGTCAGCGCCTGGGCGTTCGTGGTGCCGACGACGGCACCGGTCGCCCCGTGGGCGACGGTGGCGTCCTCGTGGTCCCGAGAGTCCTGCAGGTCCTTGCCGGTGACCATGTGCTGGAACACGGCGCCAGTGTCGTGCGACTGGCCGGCGGTGCCCTCACGCCCACGGGTCATGGTGACCGTGGTCCCAGTGATGTTGGTGACGTAGACGATCTCCTCCGACCCGGTGCCCGGATCCAGGACGGCCTTGAACGGGTAACTCGACGGGTAGCCCACTGGCGTGCTGCCCAGCGTGGCGGTGGTGGTCGCGCCGTCAACGGGCGAGGCCAGGTCGTTGGGCACGGCCACCGACGAGTAGAAGTACGATGCAGCCACGGTTCACCACTCCACGTTCATGCTCGGAGGATACTTCTGCAAGAGGCGGTCGCGCTCTTCCAGGAGGTACTGCCGGTGCAGCGTGAAGTACTCCCGCTGTACGGCCGCCGGGTCGCGTCGGGCGGCCCGGTTCTGTTGCCCGGCGGACACGGACTCGCTGCCCGCCTCGCCGGCCACCACGCCGGTCAGCATGAGGTGCGCGGCGCCGAACTTGATGGCGAGCCACGCCGACTCTTCGAGCCCCGTATCGGCGAAGGCGCTGGTGACCTGAGCGGGGACCTTGGCGTACGTCACCTGGATCGTGGTGCCCGCCATCGGCGGCTCGTAGATGTCGAGCGACTTGCCGGAGGCGAAGCTCCCGGTGTCCGCCGAGCGGTTGAAGTGCCAGCGGTCGATCTCTTCCCAGTCGCGGCTCGTGCCGCCCAGGGTCGACACCTCGACGCGGAGCACCATCTCGGCGGCCGCGTTCAGCGGGTAGCTGACGCGGCCGGTCTCCGTCGCGAAGGTCTCCTGGTCGACGGCGTAGATCGTCGGGTACACCGAGCGCACGATCCGGTTGATGGCCCCCAGAATCTTGGCCCTCGGGAAGCGTGGTGTCAGGGTGACGCGGTCGTTCTCTGCGTGCGCGGCCGCCGTGGTGGCTTGGAAGCCCCGTCCGAAGGGGGCCACCGTGCACACGCCCGTGTCGCGGTTGACGCCGGAGACGAACACCAGCTCGTCGTCGATCTCGACGATGCCGCGTGACAGCTGCGTGAACGAGGTGTCTACGGTGAAGGACAGGTCCGAGTCAGTCATGCTCGCGGTGAGCCAGGTCATCTGTCCGATGTCGATCGTGTGTCCCTGCAGTTCGCCCAGGACCTCTTCGACGATGTCCGTCACGATTCCTCCTCTACGGCTCGGCCCGCACGAGGCGGTTCAGCGCTTCGTCCAGCGACAGGCTCGACGTCCCGGCCAGCGCGTTGGCGGCCTTGGTCGCCGACCACTGCTGGTTGGGGTGCGGGTTTCCGGCGGCCACGTTCAGTGCCCCGTCGAGCGAAAGGCCCGTGGTGCCTGCATAAACGTTCGCAGCTGCGGCATCGCTCAGGTTTGTGGTGCCGGCCAGGTAGTTCAGCGCCCGAGTCGCTGCGCCTTCGCGCGAGCGCAGGATGCGCTCGACGAGCCACTCGCGTTTCTTCTGGTAGCCGAGCGCAGTCATGTGGATGCGCAGGCCGTCGGTGTTGTCCCACCAAGAGGCGTCGCCCTCAGCGGCGGCGTAGGCCGCCCAGTCCAGGACCTCCATGTCGGAGCGCCCGGCCGCCGTGGTCGTCAGCTTGGTGTTGTAGGCGGCGAAGGTGCCGCCCGTCCCACCGGGCGGCGTCCCGGTGCCGGTGACGTTGTCGCCCGTGGTGTTGACCCACAGGATGCGCTTGGGGCCCGGCGCCTCGTCGATGAGACCGAGCAGCCGGTTGATGTTGCCCTGGTGCACCGTGTCCGACGTCGAGCGCACGTCGTTGGTGCCCAGCTGAACCACCCACGTGTGGGGCTCGAACTGGCTGCCGCTGGCGCCGACGAAGCGGTAGAACGACAGCACCGCGTAGGTGCGGAACGCCGCACCTACGCCGGGGCTCCAGACCATGCGGCCGCCCAGCGCGTCGCAGATGACGCCACTGAACGCGCCGAGCAGCTCGTTCTGCAGGTCGGTGTTGAACCCGGCCTGGAGCGAGTCACCGATGGCCAGGACTTTGCCGAAGGTGGCGGTGCCCTGATCCATGAACACGAGGTTCTGTGAGAACTCGATCCACGGGTTCAGGTCCGTGGTAAGGCCCGCGTCCAGCGCGAAGTCCGCCACGCCCTCGTCGCGCCCGAAGCGGTGGGCGAAGGTCCAGCCGGTGCCAGACGCCACGCCCCTGGCGCCGACCTCGATCACGAGGCGGTCGGTGTCCAGCGCGGCCACCGACGACAGCGTCACCGTGGCGATGCGCGTGGTTTGCGTGGTGGCGAACTCCTGGTTGTTCGCGTCGTCCGTGGACACGACGGAGGTCTGGGTCTGGCCGGCGAACAGGGTGCCGCGCACGGTGCCGCCGCGCTCGTCGACGACGCGGATCACGAGCTGCAGGAAGGCGTCGGCGGTGGCGACCGACTCGTTGGTGCGCAGCACGATCGAGACGGTGCCGCTGATGGTCTGGTCACCGTCGAGCGGGTCGCTGGTGAACTGGCCGGCGATGACGTCGGTGTTGGCGCCCGTGTCCTTGGTGACCGTGAGCGCGTCGCCCGGCTTGGCGGGGTAGAAATTCGCAGTCGGCCGCAGCGCGCGCGACGCGATCCACTGCACCTGGTCGTCCCAGTTGGTGTCGAGCGCTCGGGAGATCGGCGCCGAGTTGTTCTGCGACGAGAAGTAGAGTCGTGTAGCCATCAGGCCGTCGCCTCCAGGGGTGCGGTGACCTCAGCGACGCGGTCCTTGTCCGGCGGCTTGTAGTCCCACTCCTTGGTGGCGTGGTACGCCTCGCCGCGCTCGTTGCTCGCGACTTCGGCCATGTCGATGTCGCGCTGCAGCGTGGTCCGTGGCTGGATGCCCTGCGCGCGCAGCGCGCGGTACTTGTCTAGGCGCCTCTGGAAGCCGCGCGAGCGCGAGTAGTCATGGCCCACAACGGAGTTGCCGGCCATGATCGTGGCGCCCTTGTCCTGCAGGCACTCGCCGTAGGTGGCGTGGTCCTTGGTCCGGCAGCCGGAGCTGCACTTGTCACCGAGGCTCATTGGGCGACCCTCCACAGGTTGTAGGCGTCGAGAATGCGGTTGACGTGTTGCAGCGTGCGGGCCATGCCGCTCAGGAAGAGCTCTTCGGCCTGCTGCCGCTCGCGGTCGGTGCGCGCAGCCTTGTGCTGCTCCTCGAAGGTGCGTCGGATGTTGCGCCGCTCGGCGCAGGCACCGTCGAACGCGGTGCGGTAGTCCTTGTCGGTGCTCGATGCGAGCTTGAGCCTGGCCATGTCACTCCACGGTGGGTGAGTATCCGTCAGCGATGAGTTCGGCAGCCACCCCATCGGGGATGCCCGTGTAGATGTGGCCGCCGAGGAAGTAGTCGATGCCCTCAACCCCGTCGGTGCCATCCCGGATCGTGGACTCCTCGGTGACGTAGGTGCCACCGCGCTTGACCACCGTGAGGCCCTGCCGGTAGGTGGTGAACTTCGAGAGCACCGGATCCGATGCGTACTTCGGGTGGTGTCGCGTCACGTCCGGTGGCACGAAGCGGTACGTCGCCACTGGTACCTCCTCGCTCGTAATCGTAGCGGCAAGGGCCGTTTCAACCTCGGTGACGAGGCCAAGTGAGATGGTGACGAGGCCGCCGAGCCCCATTGGTAGTGCGGTCTCAGTTTCGGCGAGGATCCCCCACGGGATGACCCTGGCGGTCGAGGTGGCGAACACGCCTTCGGTCTCGACCGGCTGCCCCAAGACCAGGCTTGTGGTCGACTTGGCCGGCAGTGCGGTTTCAGTTTCGCTGACCAGGCCCACGGCGACGGTCTCTCGGACGGCCATGGTGAAGGCCGACTCACTCTCGGCCGGCAGCCCCAAGGCGACATTGCGCAGGACGGTTGCAGGCTGGGGCGTCTCGGTCTCCGAGATCAGGCCCAGCGCGATCACCTGGGTGCCGCCCAGCGAGACGGGCAGGGCAGCCTCGGTCTCGACAGGCAGACCCAGGGCGATGACCTTCTGGACGACGACCGGCTGCGAGGCCTCTGTCTCTGACACGAGCCCAGCCGCGACGTCCCTGCGAACCGAGGCGGCCAGTGCCGCCTCGGTCTCGGTGCCCAGCCCGAGCGCGGCGCCCTTGCGCAGCGTGGAGGCCAGCGCCGCCTCTGTCTCGGTGTTCAGGCCAAGGTTGACCGTCGTGCCGCCAGCCCCGGCCTGCAGCGTGGCGATGACCGCCCCGCCGTCGGAGGCGTCGCGGGTCGGGTTGAAGGTCTGCGAGCCGGTCCCGGTGACGATCTTGTGCTGCATGGTGACGGTGATGTTGGCGGCCGAGCCGCCGCCCGAGGTGTTCGCCCCGTTGCCGGCCGACCATGAGCCGTTCGTGGTGTCCGCGTCGTCAGTCCACGCCGCGTTGCTCTCGGTGCTCGCGCCGCCGATGACCAGGTCACCGGTCTCGGGATCGGTGCTCGTGGTCACTGATGGGTCGGCCGAGCCTGTGGCCACGACCACCGGAGTGCCGCGCAGGGTCATCGACCCACCGGAGAACTCGGAGACGACGATGGCCTTGGCGGTAACCGAGGCGCTGAGGGTCGCCGTGAACGCGGCCGCCGACCACTCCACCGTGGTGGTGATGCCCCACAGCTCACCGCAGGTTGCCCCGGCGGCGGGGGTCCGGGACGAGTCGTGCCGCGCCAGCTGGACCCAGTCATTCGTCTCGCCAGCCTGCTTGGCGATGCTGTTCACGCCCGGAGCGGTGAGCGACGTGTTGTCGAACCCGACCCAGACTAGGATCTGGTTGCCCACCGGCACGGCCGTCGAGAGGGTGAAGGCGATGGTGGCGTCGACGGCCTTCTCGCTGTTGCCAGTGTGGTTCTTGACGAACGACCAAGCCATCGCCCACTCAACTCCTCGTTATGACGATCTCCAGAATCCGGCGGCGTTGGGCTGCAAGAGCACGTCGTTGCCGTCCGGCGTGAGCGTCACGGCGTACGCGCACACCGGGATGATCGCGGAGTCGGCGGACCCCGTGTCGGGGCGGAAGCAGAGCAAGAACTTGCCGACCGCGTTGCCCGCATACGCCGTGTACGTAACGTCGGGCAAGTCCAGATCAAGCCGGTTGTTGGTGTCGTCGGGCGCTGGCACTGCGGCCAGATCGGCCTCCGTAAGCACCTTGCGCGTCTGGTTGGTCTGCTCATTGCTGGCCGCCGTGAGCAGGGCAGCGAGGTCGTCGTAGTTGTTGAGCGTGTCGTCGGCTTCGATGCCCGTGGTCTCGATGGGCACGAGGACGAACGCCGCGTTGGCGGTCGAAGTGAACTGCCCGGCCGTGGCGAGGACGAGGCTGTTCTCGACGGCGTAGTAGTAGTACTTCAACGCGCCCCTGGCGATGTTGAATACGAAGTCGGAGCCAGCCATGGCCTCTCACCTTCCGTTGGGGTCAGGCGGGTGGCGCCCGAGAGCGCCACCCGCATTGATCAGTCGGACTGCGTGACGATGCCGAGTTCGAGCAGGGCGTCGATGACGTCCTGCACAGACGGCGTGGTCAACGGAACCACGGGCGGGACCAGCTTGTCAGCGGTCGAGCCGATGTTGCCAGTCTGACCGGCGATACTTGTGACAGCAGGCATTGCCTACCTCCTTCCTGGTGGCTCCCGGCCGAAGCCGGGAGCCGTCAGCGACTGCTAGACGGACTGGCCGCCCGAGAAGCCGTGGTGGATCCGGTGCATGGACTCCTGGCGGAACGTGGTGAAGCCCAGCGTTCCGTACCAGAAGATCTCGTAGTGCCGGCGGTAGGGGTCGAGCATCGGCCCGATGCCGGGGCCCGGCTCGCGCTTGACCCACTGAGCCAGCGCTTCACGACCGAAGATCATCGTCTGATGAACGTCGATGCCAGCGGCGCCAGCGTTGTCCAGGACCCGCGCTCGCGGGGTCTCCGCGAAGATGGCTCCTGCGTGCACGCCCGTCTCACCCGAGTACAGGTTCGAGGTGTCCACGTTGACGTGGGGCTCCTTCCAGCCCACCGCGCCCGCGTCCTCCTGGTAGTCCACGCTCACGTCCGGGTGGACGATCGCCTGGTACAGGGAGCCACGGATCGGTGGCACCGAAGCGCCACGCAGCTTGGCCACGACACGCCGAACGATCCGCGCCGACAGGATGTCGGTCACGAGCAGCGTGTTGTCCGCGACGGCTGGGGTTTCCAGCGCGCCAGCGGCTGAGGTCCACTTCTGCGTAGCCGGGAGGGTGACCGTGGAGTCGCCCGCCTCGGTACCGTCGTTGACAACCTGGGTGCCGAGGTACAGCTCGTCGGCAACCATGGCGTCCAGAGTGTCGGCCAGGTGGTTGACGAGCTGCGTGTTCAGCACGGGGTCCAGACCGATGTACGCGGTGTCACCCGCGAACGTGGTCCGGCCGATGCGGTGGCCGTGCTCCTTGAGCAAGACCTTGACGTAGGTCGATGCACCCGGCTGCGCCAGGTCCGACGCGATGACCTCGTCCAGGACGTGCCTGTTCGTTGCCACCGAGAGGTACCGGTGCTTGGGGATGTAGGCAACCTTGCCTTGGTTAGTGAGGTCCTGAGGCTCCACCGTCACCCACTGGCGGAATAGCGGTCGCGACCGAAGGTCGAAGTGCGCCATCCGGGCCCAGGCCGGGTGCAACAGTGGTGCACCAAAGGTGCTCACACTGGTTACGGGACTGTCGGCCATTTCTCTCCTTTGAGATGTCCAGTCCCCTCAGCCGCTCAGTAGCCCTGAACGGCGCCGGGGATCTGCTTGAGTTTGGCCACGTACTCTTCCAAGGACTGCGCGCCCTTAGTGGTTTCGGTGATCTGGTCGTGGACCCCTTGGTGCGAGTCGAGGGCGGGTCCTGCGTGCGCGCCCGGCGTGGCCCCCTGGATGGCCTGGTAGGCCGCCAGTTGGTCAGCGTTCATGCCGGCTGGTGCTCCCGGCGTGGTGGGCGGTGCAGGCGGAGCAGCGGCAGGCGGTGCTCCGGCATTGCCAGTGGCCTCGTCTCCGGCGGGCGGCTCGTTTGCCGCCTGGCCGGCCGGCGTGCCAGCAATGAACTTGCCGTACTTCTCGTACCACTCCGAAGGCTCGGCGCCCTCGGGGATCATGCCAGCCACATCAGCGGGCAGGCCCTTTTCGCGGAGGAAGCTGTTGACCGTGCTCTCGCGCAACTCTGCGCGCAGCTTCTCGTTCTCTTCCTTCGTTGCCTTCGCGGCAGCTTCCTGCCGGGCAGCGAACTCGCGCAACTCCTTGGGCAAGTTCTTGCTTGCCTCGGGGTCGGCGAGTAGGGCCGCGTAGTCGATGTTGGAATCAGTCATGGCTGTTTACTCTCTCCCTTGCTTTTGCTGGCAGACGCTTGAGGCCCGGACGGGAGGGGTAGGGCATCCTTGCCCTGGTTTGGACTCAAGGACCAGCGGGGGTGACGGCGCGTTTTGTTTGTCACGCTCTGCGGCTACGCACCCAAGGGGCCGCGAGCGAATCTGAGAGGTGGGCGGGTTACCCCGCCCACCAGGGCCTTACGTACCGAACTTGCGCTGTCGGCGCAGTGACTCCACGCGGACGCCTGAGCGTCCGCCGAAGCGGGCCTGCTCGCCCTGGACGAGGCGCTGCGTCCGCAGCTTGGCCTCGCCGGACTGACCGAACTCGGCCTCCTCCAGGTCGGAGACGGTGACCTCCTGGCCCTCGATCTCCCCCAGCTTCTGCAGCGTCGGGGCCTGTTCGGCGATCCGGCCGTAGCCCTCGCGGGCCTGGGCCACGGTGACGCCCTGCCCGTACAGCAGCTCGGCGGCGGTCTGCGAGTAGTCGAAGCCCGCGCGCTCGCGCTCGGCGCCCAGCATCACGGTCTCGATCTGGCGCTCCAGGATCGGGGAGGCCACGTCGGTGTCCAGGTAGTAGGCGGCCATGTCGTCGACCGTCAGGCCGGTGGTTCGCAGCAGGACGTCGCGCTGAACCGGGTCGATGGTGTTGATGAGCTTGCGCGCCTGGTCCGCCCGGTGCTGGATCTCGGCCGGCGCCACGTCCATGGAGATCCACTTCTGGAAGTCCTCGTACGAGTCGTAGAACCCGGCCGGCATGCCCGTCGACTGCAGCGCCTGGCGGTAGCCCTCCTCGGTGCGGAGGTAGTCGGCCGGCGACAGGACCGGCAGGCCCGCCTGCTGGCGGACCTCGTTGCCCTTGAAGCGCGTCTCGTACTCGGTCGTGTCCTGCAGGAGCAGGATCAGCGTGTCGCCCGAGAAGCCCTGCTGGATGAAGTCCACGATCTTGGGCGCGAGTGAGCCCAGTCCGTAGGACTCGAACAGCTGGATCACGGCGGCCGCCGCGTCGCGGTCGGATCCTGACAGCTTGTTGATCCAGTCGTCAGCCATCAAACACTCCTCACCATGTCACGCCGAAGCCCTGGAGGATCGCGTGCGCGCCCTCCATGTAGCTGTCGCGCGCGTTAGCCGTCTTTTGCCACTTGGCCGAGCGCCGGATGCGCGTCTCAAAGTCCTCCAACGAGAGCGGCGAGAACTTGCCGTCCTTGTCCTTGGTGTTGATGGCCTTGCGGATGTCGGTGTTGAACAGGTCGACGTCGCCGGGGTTCAGCTCCATCAGCTCGGCGTACCGGTCCAGGTAGCCTGAGGCGGCCTCGCGCACCGAGACTCCGGCCATGATGTCGTCCTTGAAGCCGGGGAACAGCGCCGCCGCGCGGCGCTGTACGTTGGACAGGATGGCCTGGTCGTCCCACGAGCCGTTGGCGATCCGGGCGATCCACTGGGCCTTGGTGTTGTTGTCGAGCTTCACGCCGTTGTTGTACGCGGCAGCGTTCATGCGGTCCATCGCCTGGCCGAGGGTGCCACCGATGGCGTGGCCCGCCTTGATCCGTCGCTGCAGCGCCGAGGTGCCCATCTTCGCGCGCAGCTCGTGCTCGGACCACTGGTTGACGAACGCCAGCCGAGCCCACACGTTCAGGTTGCCGGTGATGGGCATGCCCAGCTCGTTGGCCATTTTGCGGATGTTGGCCTTGGCGATAGCAACCTGGCGCTTGTACTCGGCCGGGTCCTGCACCTTGAGTGCCTGCGCCTTGCGCACGGACTCGGCGTGGCGCTTGTACCACTTGGTGTTCTTGGACTCGGCGAGAAGGCGGTCCGGGCTGTAGCCGTCGTCGAGGGCCTTGTTGAACAGCTTCCACAGCTCGGGTGTCTGCTTCCAGAAGGCCACGTTGGTGCCGGCCATGGAAGCCATGAGCTGCTTCTCTTCGCTGGTAGCCACTTCGCCTCCCTCAGAACTTCTGGGCGCCAGCGCGACCGCTGGGGCTCGTCGTGTTGGCCTGCTGCACCGGATCCTCGAACGTGAGGTCCGGGCCCCACTCGAAGTCCATCATCTCGGGCGGGTTCATGCCCATCATGTCGCCCACGTTGGCCTGGTCGTCCAGAGAGCCAGCAGGTCCGCCCTGGATGGACTCGGCGGGTCCGCCCTGGATGGACGCCGCTGGCCCTTCGGTCGCCGGCAGAGACTGCATCATGTCGACGGGGCCCAGGCTAGCCATGACCTCCCACGGGTTGTTCCAGGAGGTTATGCTGCTCTGGTGGAACGTGTCGTAGCCGGTGACGGCGTACGACCCCGCGCCCGGTGCGCCCAGGATGCCTCGGCCCAGCTCCTCCCAGCGCGCGTACGCGTTCGGGAACGCCGAACGCTGCACGGCCTGCGCGGCCTCGGTGAGCCGCATGCTGTTGCGCCCCTTGATGCTGAGCAGCTCCTCGAAGAACTTGCGCGCGGCGTACGTGGGGTTCATGCGCTGCGACGGGGTGCCCCAGCCGGCGCGCTGCTGGAACAGGCCCAGCGAGTCGCGGTCCCCGTAGTTCAGGTTCTCCAGGGTGGACTCCTGCATCGCCGTCATCAGGCCGATGAGCAGGTCACGTTCGGACGCACCCATACTGCGTCCGACCGCGATGATCGTCTGCGCGTTGCGCAGCTGCGAGCTGTCCAGCTTGACGCCGCCATAGAAGCCCGGCGTGGCGCGCTGGTTGCCCGACGTGTCGCTGGGCCGCCAGGTCGACTGGAGCCACGGGTTCGGGTCAACCGGCTTGCCGTTGACGCGCACCTCGAAGTGCGAGTGCGCCCCGGTGGAGTTGCCGGTCGAGCCCACCAGCCCGAGCGGCGAGCCTCGCCCGACGCGCATGCCCACCTTCACCGTGTTCCGCGAGTGGTGCGCGTAGTAGCCGATCGACCCGTCAGCGTGCCGGACCCTGACCAGGTTGCCGTACGCCCCACTCCAGCCGGCGGAGATGACGCGGCCCGGCACCACGGCTCGCACCACGGTGCCGTACGGGGCCGCGAAGTCCATCCCGGAGTGGCCGCCCGTCTTGCGGAAGCCACCCTGGAACTGGCTGGTGACGCGGTACGAGCCCGCGACGGGAGCGTAGTAGCTGCTCATGCCTTAGCCTCCAACAAGCGCAGCAATGACGGAGTCGTACTCGACCCCAGCCGTGAACGCGCGCTCCTCGCCTTCCAGGTCGTCCTCGCCGAAGCTCATCGCCTCGGCTCCGGGCGAAACGTTGCCGCCCTCAGTCGAAGAGTTGGTCCCCAGCACCGAACCGTCAGCCGCGTAGCGCGTAATGGTCGTCGTTCGCCGTGGGTTCGCCCGCTCTCGCGCGTTCAACGCTGCGACGAAGGCGCGCTCCTCGTCCTCCGAGGGGTCGCGGCCGACGCGACGCTTCCACGCCTCGATGATCAGCTCGCGCGCCGTCTCGGGGTCCGTGAGCGAGATCGCCGTGTCGACGCGCGTCTGCTCGTAGGGCTCACCCTCCTCGGCGAAGTAGGCGTCCCGGCGGGCCTTCATGGTGGCCTCTTCCTTGAAGGTGCCGGGGGCACCCTCGTCGGCCCACCGCTGCAGGACCAGCCACACCAGTTCGGAGGGGTCGTCCCGAGGGTCGATCGTGTAGGCGGCCTGGGCCTCCTTGACGGCCTGCGTCCAGAAGTCCGCGAGCTGCACCGGGTCGTTGGGGTCCAGCCCCGCCTGTCGAGCGAGCGTCATCAGGCGCGCGCGGTCCTGCTGCATCCTGCGCTGCTCGGCCCTGGCCTTGTCGACGGCCTCGACCTGCTGCCGGCCCGGCGACACCGGAGTGGCGCCGGGTATGGAGGGCGTGGCCGCGCTGACGATGTCGCCCGTGGGGTACCGGTACGAGAAGTACATGAGCAACTTGTCCCAGTCGGTCAGGGGGGCACCAGCTGGCTGGTACCCCTGACCCTGGGGCTGGATGGTGCTCGCATAGCCAGCCATGCCGGGGGTAACGAACCCCCCGTTGTCTTGCGACATGTACACCATCTTACGCTCCCAGTCTTTGTCCGTTGGAGCCGTTCGTCAGCGCGTGACGCTCCAGGAACCGGTGGTAGACGTCAGCGAAGGCCAGGTTGTCCTGGACGATTGCTGCGACGTTGGCGTTGAAGATGTGCAGCAGGTCCTCGTTGCCGGCCACCTCGATGTTCGACGAGCCGCCCGCAGCAGACCTGGCATCCAACTCGGCGGCCACCGCATCGTGCAGCTCCATGTACGCCGCGACGCCTTCCCACTCGATCCGGCCGAGCATCTCGCCGGAGCGCAGCACGCCTCGGAACTCGTCGATGACCTCGTAGGACTTGCCACGGTCGATCTGGTCGTACGCCGCGCCCCAGGCCTTGTACTTCTGGCGCAACTGCATCTTGAACTGCTGCTTGATGTACTGCAGGTCCTGGTTCTCCTGGCGCCCCAGGCCGGTCGGCACCTCTTCGCCGTTGACCATCTCGGTGCTGCCGCGCGCCACAAGCTCGGCGTCGATCGCGACGTTGAGCTGCCGCCACTCCTTCCAGCCCTCCTGCTCCTGGGCGTAGGCGGCCGCCTCCTCGGGAGACTGCCGTTCGCGCATGAGCACGCCCGAGCCCGGATAGGTCTCGGTGTGGGCCTGCTTGTCGTAGACGTTGTAGTTGAACGGCGAGTCCTGGGTGTTCATGCCCACGATGGCCAGACCGATGTTCGGGTACTGTCCGATGAGGTCCTTGTGCTTCTTGGTCATCTGCCAGCCCTCGGACGTCGGCGGGACGCCGACGTTGTTCTTCGAGTTGGTGTACCAGAAGTAGTACACGTCCTCGCCGAAGTCCTCGATAAACCGGGTGTAGCCCTCGTCGAACCCGAACTCGTCCTGGTACTGGTGGGCCTTGTCCACGAAGAACTGCATGTCCGAGTTCAGCTCGAAGCTGAACGGCGAACCCACCGCGCCCACGATATAGGACGCCTGGATGGCCTTGGCCTTCTCGACGGCCTCAGCCTTGTCCGGCGGCGGCCCGACGCGGCCGTCGCGGTCCCACTGGACCCACTCGGCCTTGTACAGCAGGGACGCCGTGTTCGAGAACACCGGGTCCTTGTTGCCCTGGCCGAAGCGGATGATGCGTCGAACCAGCGTCGGGGCCACGGCCTCCCAGTTGGAGGATGGGGCGCCGATCGGGAACAGGTACTTGTACAGAAACTCGGTGGCCTTGTTCTCGTCCGCCAGCTCGGGCATGTCGCCGATGAGCTGCTTGGCGCTCAGCTGCACGAGCGCCCCGCCGGCCGGAAGCCAGAACGGGTCGCCCTGGAGCGTGGTATTGAGCGTCTGCTTGTTGACGTCCATGCGCACCGCGCCGTCCTGGTCGGTGTCCAGGTCGTCGATGACGTTGCGGAACTCCTTGCCGGTGTCGCCGGGGATGGTGTAGCTCAGGGCGTTCAGCATGCCCTTGGGCACGGCCACCTGCAGCCGGTCCAGCTCGCCGTGCAGCGGGTCCTCCTCGGTGCGGCCGTCCATGTCCGTCTCGGTGAGGAAGAACAGGTCGCCCATCGACTCCCAGCCGTTGATGTACAGCCGGACGAACGCCTCCGGGTTCTCCACCATGACCCGGCTCCAGGCCTTCATGGTTTCCTTCCAGGCCCCCATGAACGGCGACATGAAGCGCATGTAGCGAATCAGGTCAGTGTCGTTGTCGACGGTGTTGAACAGGTAGCGCTTGACCTGCTTGAGCGCGAACGAGCGGGCGCCGGCCTCGAAGGAGCGCAGCTGCCGTTGCGACAGCACCGTGCCCTCGGGGAGGTCGTCGACCATGTTCTGCAGCATGTGCCGGTACTGGCGGTCGAAGAATGGGTTACGCGCGAGCACGTCCGTGGGCACGGTCGCCAGGGCGTTGTAGCCCTTGTCGATGATCCCGTAGACCCAGTCCGCGAAGGCGCCCTTGCCGGTGACCAGTTGCAGCGCCGACTCGTCGATCGACACGGGCGAGTAGCGCCCCGTGTCGTCGATGACGCTCTGCAGCTCGTCGATCCCGATCTCCTCGTTGTTGGCAACGCGGATGCGCAGGTCGCCGACGTCGTCCGGCAGCAGCTCGTCGAGCTGCGCCCGGTACTCCTCGATCCACTTGTCGGGGTCGTCGCCCCGCACCGGGTTCCGGCGGCGAGCCTCAACGCCGGCCGCGTCCGTCTTGAGCCAGTGCACGATCTGGTCGTCAGTCTCGCCGTGGAGCATCTTCTGGAAGATGTCGTCGTAGCGCACCTGGTTGTTGATGACGTGGGCCCACGCGTCGGCGTGGCCCGCTTCGCCCTCCAGAGTCTTGCGCGTGCGCATCTGCGTGCGGCGCAGCCCGTTCACGGTGTCGTTGAGCAGGCCGGCGAACCGGTCCACCGAGTCGCGCGACGAGTTGATGTTGAGCCAGATGTCTCCAGCGCCGGGGGCGAAGGAGTTCCTGAACTCGTGGCCGCCGACCCACACGGAGCCGGCCGACTGGCCCTGCTGCGTGGTGTACTCCCAGCGCTGGCCCGCCCAGCGGGCCCCCTTGGGCGAGTGGCGCATGGCGAAGTTCACCGGGCGCTTCACGCCGTGGTTGACAAGGCTAGTGCCCAGCGCGCGAGGCATGTCCACGAGCAGGTTGGTGAAGGCGCCCGTGGTGCCCAGGATGCGCAGCGACTCCTCGGAGACGTTACGGATCGGGTAGCCGAACCGGAACAGGACGCCGACCTTCCAGAACGTGTTGAAGACGTCCAGCATGTCGGTCGTGATGGCCTTGGTCTTGGCCCACTTCGCCTTGAACGAGTTCTTCATGGCGTCGCCGTAGATGGTGAGGAAGCGGTCCATGTCCTTCGCGCCCACCGGCACGACCCAGTTCTCCAGTTGCGTCAGAGAGACTGGCATGTCGACGTGGTAGACCCCGTTGCCCTCGGCGTACGTGTAGCGCCGGAAGTCGTCGACGTCGACGCCCGCCTCCTTGGCGTTCAGTGCGCGCTTGCGCATGTCGGCGAAGAACTCGCCCTGGCGCCCCTTGACCTGCTGCAGGATGGCCAGCGCCTGGTCGGACGTGAAGCCGTGCTTGATGGCCACGGCCTCCACGCTCAGGTCCGCGATCTGGTGCGCGGTGATGCGGCGCTCGGCGTCGTTCCGCGTCGAGGCCGCCTTGTTCAGCAGCTCGCGGCGCATCGTCTCGAAGTCGTCGAACCCCTTGTTGCCGGCGAACGCGTTCAGCGTGTCGGCGTCGCCGACGGCTCGGGCCATCTCGTCGAGGACGCGTGGCGCCTGAGTCTGCAGCGACTGGTGACCGGACAGGTCGATGGCCGAAGCGCGCTTGGCCCAAGGCGTCCTGGGGACGTGGACAACCGTCGCAGCCACGCCGGCCGCGTTGGACGGCCGCATGGTGCGAGAGGTTATCTTGTTGTAGGTCGACCTCTTCGGCTTGAACTGGCCGAGGCGCAGCAGGTCCACGTCGGCCCCGTCGAGCGTGGCGTTCATGAACCGGTTGTAGGAGTCGTAGGTGCGAAGCTGCATGTCGAGCATCTCGCCCTTGTCCGCCATCTCCGTGGCGGTCTCCCGGTGCGCGCGCACGCGCGCCCAACGGTCGGCCGCAGCGATGACGCTCCCCTGCCGCATCTCTGCGGTGGCCAGCTGCGACTCGATGTCCTCCTTGAGGCGCAGCGCGTGCAGGTCGGCGGACAGCAGTTGCGACTGCTGGGACGTGGAGTAGTACAGGGCGTCCTGCAGCTCCTTGCGCTCCATCAGCTTGGCCCGTGCGGCGCCGTTGCCCATCATCGTGGCGACGCCGTCCTCGAACAGCGCGTCGTCGTAGGCGAACGTGCCGTCCGGCTTGCGCTTGAACGTAGACGTGGAGGTGGCCTTGTCCCAGTCGATGGGGCGGGCGATCGAGACCTCGCGGAACAGGTCGGCCGCGAGCAGGTCGTCCTTGAGCGCCGGCACTTCGTCGGCCAGGCGCACGGCGTCCCAGTGCTCCGGGTCCTGCCGCACCTTGTCGCGCAGCTCGTACATGTTGTTGCGCAGCGCCACGGCCCGCTGACCGATGGGGTCAAGCGGGGAGATCCGGGAACGGGCCTGGTCCCACTGGGCAGACGGCGTGGACACGATGTGCTGGATCCGGCGGCGAGCGCCGGCCGGCATCTTGTTCCAGTCCGCTCGGAGCACGGCGGTGGACGCGCCCACGGCGCGGCCGGCGATCACGAGGGGGTCGAGGTACCAGCGGATCACGAAGTCCGTGGCGCCAGACACCGAGTTGTACATCCATGACGAGTCTCGCAGTTCGCGGTAGCCCTGGTTCACGGGGTTCCCGAACTCGTCGAAGCCGTCGGCGTACCACTCGTCAGCCTCGCCAGGCTCGGCCAGCGCGAGGTCCGCGACGGCCTGGCCGGGCGTGACGTTCTCGGCGCGGTCCCA